AGAAGGCAATGACCGCGTTGCCCGCCGTCAGCGCACTATCGAACGCCACATTCCCGGTCGTGGTGACGTTCGTAGTGTTGTTTTGCGTCTTGGTCTGGACAAAGGCGTCGGCCCCCTGTGTGCCGGTCATCACAAACCCGTCGAGCTGGAGGACACACCACTGGAACCCGGTCTGGGTGACACCGCCGTAATCGAAGGTGACCCCCCCGGTTCCGCTGGCGTCGGTGCAGTAAAAAACCGAGATCCGCTTAAGACTTCCCGAGGTGCAGGCGAAGGCCGATTTCTGTGTCCACGTCCCACTATTCCCTGTGACGCTACTCGGAATGTCTGTCGTGGATGCCTTCGTTGACACCATCATGACAATGAACAACCGATCCGCCGCTGGGGTCATCGTGACCGAGCCGGTGGCTTTGCTCGTGCCGTCTCCGTTGTCCTTACCCTCGGTGAGGACTGAAATCGACATAGCCATCAGGGCACCGCCGCCCGTGAAGCCGACTTGCTCAGGTACAGCCCGGTACGGAATAACGACTGTTCGGTGGGCAGGTTGGTATTGCCGGTACCGCCGAAGTAGCAGTCGAACGCTACCTCACTGAAATTGGTCCCTACGCTGGCCTTCGAGTTCCAGCGAATCCCCGTCACCTGGTACTTCTCCACGCCGTCAATGAACAGCGTCAGATGTCCGTCCGCGTCTCCCGCCGTGGTTTCGCCCACCACCACGCGCTCCACTTTGTGCCACTGGTTCCGGGTGACGGTGGTTCCTGCCGTGTTGCCGGTCGGATGGTGCCCTAACGGACTGGCCGGCGAACTGCCCTGGATCTCCGTCGCAAACCAGAGGGTGCTCGTCCCCGTGCCCCGAATCTCCGGGACGCAGTTATTTCCTCCGCCCGTCAGAAAGACGTTGTGGGTTTTAGTCTGAGACGCCCCGTGGTTCTTGTAATTGCTGGTGATGAGGATGTAGTCACGCAGGTACAGCGTTTTAGCCCCGGTGATCCCCGTCTTAGAGAGCTTGCCCTTCTCGTTGGCCCCCTCGTTTGCGCTGGGACCGAATGCGGTCTGGAGCGCCTTACTGCCAATAGGCGGAACGGGAATCACTGCCACCCCGGCGGCCCGCCACGACTGTGCCCCACTCAAGTCACGGTTGACAATCGTGCCCGACTGTTTGGTGATGGTGAGCCCGGTATCCCCGTACTGGCTGTTCGTCACCAGCGTGAGATCGGTCGTCAGGTCGTCCGCTTCCAAGCCCACGATCTGCACCATTGTGACATCGGTGGGCTCGTTGCTCGCCGGGATCGGATTCACCGTGAAGGCGTTCGAGGTCGCCCCCGTGAGTCCATCCGCATCCGCGATCAGCGTGAATGATCCTTCGGTGTCAGGGGTCAGGTTAGGGAACGTCGCCAACCCTGAAACCGCATTCACACTCGCTCCCGTCAACGCCCCACCTTCGGCATTGTCGCCTAGTGTTAGCGTGATCGGTGTGGTCGCGTTGCTTACCCGGACCTCACCCGCTGTCAGGACTTCTACCGTCACCGAGGGGCTGATTTGCTGGTCGATAATTACCGTACTGGGCTGCTGCACAAACCCGAGATGATCCGCCACTTGTCCCGTGACTTGCACGTTGCCCGAGACCACTGAAGTCAGACTCGGTGACGTGAAGATCAGGGTGTTTGTCCCATTGCCGGTGATGCTCAGATCGGTGAACGTCGCCAATCCGTTACTGTCGGTGTTGGCCGTGAGCGTCCCGCCCAGCGTATCAGTACCGGTGTTAATCGCCGCCGTGATCGTGATCCCGCTGGTTGCTTTCGCGTTGCCGTACTGGTCCTGCAACTGGATCGCGGGTTGCTGGTTCCACACCACACCCGTGGCGACATCGCTTTCCGGCTGCGTGGTAATGCCGAGTTGTGTCTGTGTCCCTGCCACCGTCGTGGTTGTCGTTGCCGCCGAGATCGTTCCACCCAGTGCCGTGGCCCGGATCTCGTTCCCCCCAACCGTCGTCCCCGTCGTATGGGTAACTGACACATCCCCGTTGCTATCGCTCACGTCGGTAGCCGGTGTGCGTGATCCACCCCCCGAGGACACCGAGAAGGACACCGTGACATCCGGCACTCCGGCATCTCCCACGTCCTTGACCCGGAACGTGATGAGCGCCGCCGCTGCCCCTGCAATCACTCCCGACTGTGAGCCGCCCGATTGCACCACGATCTGCGTCGGCGTCCCTGCCGTCGCGTCCGCCGAGAACACCACGGGTGAGCCAGTCAGGCCAGCACTGGACGCTTCCAGGGTATTGGCACCCGCCCCCGATCCCAGCGTCAACCGGGTGGCCGCCAGTCCATCCGCGTCTGTCGTGTCGCTCGTTGGTGTGCGTGATCCCCCACCCGCCGTCACGGTGAAGTCAACGGTCACCCCGGAGACACCGTTGCCGCTCCCGATGTCGTCATGGACTCGCACCACGAAATCCTCCGCCAGTTGCGCCGAGGTGTTCCCCGTCTGCCCGGCACCGCTGATTAACTCGAGGGCGGCCGCCGCCCCTGCCGTTGCCGTGTGGGTGAACGTCACCGGTGACCCAATCGCCCCGTTCACCGTCGCCGTCACTGTGACGCTCCCCGCTAGCGTCCCTAGTGTCGGGGTGGCAGAAGCAATCCCGCTCCCGTTGGTCACACTGGAAGCCGAAATCGACCCGTCTCCGCTGATACTCCAGCCCACCGTCACATCTGGTAACGCCGCGTTGAACTGATCTTTCACCAGCACGGAACAGGGGGTTGCCACGGCTTGGCCCACCGTCGCGGACTGGCTATTCCCCGCGTCGAGCGTGACGGTGTTCGCCGCCGCTGAGGAAGGCTTCCGGGTTCGTCCGCGACCATAGGTCCGAGGCTTCATGCCGGGCCGCTCAAGTTGGTGGGTTTCCCGCTCACGCCCGCGCTGTAAGACGAGGCGGTGTACCCCGTCCGCGTCTCCCGGTGCCGGTAGTAATAGGTCGTATCATTGAGCGGTAACGAATCTTCCCAGTTATGCACTAACTCTCCCGTCGCAAAGGTCTGGATCGTCTCGGCTGTCCCAAACGCCACATCGGTATCGCGGTCCAGCTCCGCCCCGTTGAGCGCCGAGTTTTTTGTAATCCGCCCCCGTATCCCGGTGGCACTCGCCCCGCCGCCTGCCCCCGCCATCTAGGCCGCCTCAGTGAGCACCAGGGCCCCCACCGGGGTCAGCGTTGGCCCCGTAAACACCCCGATCTCCAGGTCCGCACTGGCGTCGGCCCATGCGCTCACACCGCCCAGCAAGTCCACATGCCGCACCCGTGGCAGGTAGTGGGTACTCTGCCCGAGGTAGGGGTTCAAGATCAGGATGGTGCTCCCCGCCGGCTGAATCGGGATGTTGGTGACATCCGACCCCAGCCCGAAGGTTTTGATGAGCTGGATTTCAATCGGGGTATTGGCGCTGCCCACGGTCCACGACAGGCTCACCGTGTCCGTGTTCGCCGGGGTGTCATTAGAATTGGCAACGGATGTAGGGGCCGCGAGCGTCGTGGTGGCCTGGTAATCGGTGCCCGAGGAGACCGCCCACGCCGAAGGCAGCTTGGCGTCCTGAGAGGGCGCAGGTTCGCTCCGCGCCTGGACGTGGGCATTCTGTCCCGCGGGGAGGTTTGAGGCGGTATAGGTACCGTCGAAGAGGATTCTCGGTGTCTTGAGCCCGTCCGGGGTGACGATGTGCCACGCCCCGGAGTCGTCCGCCGGTGCCGTCGTGGTGGCGGTGTCTGTCATAGCCACCCGGAGGATGACCGGATCGTCCGCCGCGTTCTGGGTGATCGGGATCTTGATCTGGTGGAAAGCGTCGGTCCCGGCCGCCAGCGTTCCTACCGAGGGCACCGAGGCTACTGAGTTCGGCCCTGAGTCCAGGAGCAGTAAATCGACGTAGAGGCCCCGATAGGTGATTTCCAGCACCCGGTAGAGCCGGGTCCCGCCCCGCTCGTTGGTGGAGGCGTCTGGGACCTTGCTCACCGAGGACAGCACCCACGCCCCCACCGTCAAGGCGGTAATTGTGGCGGTGCGACGACAGGTCATTGTGACCCGTTGCGGTCCATTGCCGTAGGGCTTCCGCAACTCCTGCCCCAGTGCCGCCGCCAGCCCGTAGATGTACGGCTCCCGGTCCATCGTCCCGTTGGTGCCCGAGACGACTGTTTCACCTGTTGCCTGCCGGTAGCCGGTCGCGTCGATCGTGACGGCCCGGCCCCCGGTATCCTGGTTGCCGAAATCCCAGTCGATGACCTTGTGCTGAACTTCCAGTAACGAGGATGTCATGCTGAACCCAATCGCCCCACCGGTGTTTGGGGAGCGGTCGCTACTGAGGGCCAACATCTCCACGTCTTCGTAGTACAACACCGTCAGCCGGGGGATGGCCTCTTCCCGGCTCTGCTCCCATTTGGGATCACCCACCAGATCGGTATCCGAGATGGTTCCCGGCGAGAGGGCCGCATTGGGGAAGCGCATGTCGAACAACTGCACCTCACCCGCACCGTTGATGAAATAACCCAGTCCAGCCTCCAGACAGACCAACGCGATCACCTCGAACTTCTTCGCGGTTTTCTTAATCCGCCTCCGCAACGGTGGGATCGAGGTGTCCGCCGCGAAGGTCGAGAACGATGCGGCATGTTTCGCGTTAACGTACCGGGGTTTGACCGACCCGTCGTTGTTGAGGTAGCTGTAATACCCCGCCATGATGTCGGAGATAAACGTGACCGGATGCACGTCGTCGATGAACAACGGCGTTTCCTCTGTTGGGGGCGCACTCACCCAACGCAACGCGAAATGCACATCTGTGCCGTTGGGCGGAAGCGGGATGAAGTTCTTGTACTCGGAGGCGTAGATCGTCCCTGTGGCTGGCGTTGCTGGGGTGCCGGAGACGGGATAGGTGTACGTGGTGGAACCTGTGACTGTCGCCGCCGCCGCCACGTTATACTCACTCTGGGTCGCCCCAGCGTGCGTGACGATGGTGCCCGAGGTGAGGTTGTGGGCTGCCGCCGTCGTCACCGTGGCCGTCGAGCCGGATCGGGTGATCGAGGTTACTGCCGCATCCCCAAGGACCGGCAGTGCGTCTACAATCTTCTTCGTGATCTTTGCGCCGAAAAACCCGCCAATCCCTGAGCCCGCTACCGTCTCCACCTCCCCCAGCCTCAAATCTCCGGTATCTCCCGTGTCGTCGCGCTCGATGTAAACCCGCGCCGAATCGGTGTATTGGGGGTTCACTGGGTTGTTGAACGTCACCCCCTCCTGACGGAGAGAGTCGTCTATGAAATTGCGGGCAGACGCCTGCGATGCCGAGGAGAGTGTGATGATTTTCCCAGTCCCCGCCGTACTGGCTCCGACCGTCCCAGAGAGAAGCGTTTGCACGTTGAAGTCGCCGTAAGCTCCAGCGAGCCCGACGGGGATGACCTGCATCGGGGCTGGGCCGGTGGCCGAGGCGTGCGGCCGCCCCACAAAACAATCCGCGTCCAGATCCGCGCCCATGTCCCGGAAGCGCAACACGAACATAGTCCCCGGCTTGGCGTCATCTAACGAGGTCTCCACAATGCGCCCCGTCTGGAATGCCGCCCACGTCGCACCGTTATCGGTGCTCTCCTCGATATACCCTTTCAGCCCGTTGAGTTGGTTCGCCCCCGCTGCGTTGCCGAGGAACGTTGTCACCCAGCGGGAGGCGTTACCCGTGGAGTTGCGCTTGTCGATCAGTGTCACTTCAAACGTCCCCACGTCCACCGTGCGGGTGAGTGGATCTAACCGGCAGGACCGACCGCTCACTGAGTGGAGGTAGGGTTGAAAGCCGGAGAGCACCGGCATCGTGGAGACTTTGAAGTTGTCGGAATGATCCCCACCAGCCGCCGGGGTCAACACGGTGGTCTCGGCCGGATCAACCGACCGCGCTGCGTACAGCGTCATCCGATACTGCGGTTGAAGTAGAGTCACGATGTCCACCCCGCGAACGGTGCCGAGGTGTTGAACAGGCTCAGCCGAAACCGCCGATAGTTCGGGTTATTCTCCTCCAACTGCACCTCGTCCGGGTCCAGCGGCCCCTCGTAGACACTAGTTTTGTACGTCGTGAAGTCGGTGCGATCTGGTACCCAGAGCATGGACCCTGCGTTGCATCCCGATATGATGAGGGTTTCCCATCCACAGTTAACGCCCGCCAGTTCATTGGCCCCATCGAACCCGCTCCCCTGACTCGGCGTGTTCTCGTCATAGTCCGGGATGTGTCGGATGTCCGTCGAGATCCGGTAGATTTTGGGCGGCACCCACGCATCTGCCACCCCGGAGGTTCCGACGGTATGCTCATAGCCAAAGAGGAACCCCGGTCGCCGCACCACAACATCCACTACAGGCGCAAGCACCACATTGCGCACATAGAAGGACGTGGTACCTGTCAGCGCCACGTCGTTCTTGCAGGGGAAGAGGATCAGCCGGTTGGTGTTCGCGGCGATGGCGGACGGAAACCGATACCGGAATAAGTACCAGCTATTGCCCACCAAGATCGGGGTAAACGTGGTGACCGACCCGGAAGCGGTGACAAAACTGCCGCCGCTCCAGGTGTACTCACTCAACCCGACATACGTCCCCGCCGTGTTATCGCGAAGCCCCACCATGAACCCCGTTGCCGTTCCGGCCTTGGCAAACACATAGACCGTCACCGTGCCGTTTTGGGCCAGCACTACGGCCTTATACCGTCCCTCGAAATTGGCCGCGCCATCATCTTCTAACGTGTAAGCGCCGGTGCCTCCGATCGGATCAGTGACGGAGGAGGTGACGCCGCACGCCGTAGAGAAGTCGGTCCACGTCGAGATGTCTTGAGCGGAGTCAAAGACGATAGCGGGAGCGACGAGGGCCATCAGACCCGCCTCACGTGGTTCACCTGGACAGACTCTCTCGTCCCGTACTGAATTTCAATCCCCGCCGCCGCAAGTTGCGATCTCGTTTCGTGGTCGCGGATGTCAATGACCGGACCGCCCTGCACGTTGATGACAGTGGACGGTCCACGTGCGCCGTTGCCGAACACATCCAGTCCACCGCCACCGCCGAACGATCCGCCGTAGCCACCGGGAGAACGAAACGACCCGCCGCTCCCCGGTGCCCCACCGCGAGCAATCCCGCCGAGTGCGCCACCCAGTGCCTTCAAGAGCAACCCGATGGCGATAGCCGCACCAGCCGATGTAAACGGATTGGCCAGCAACGGAGCGAGGCCCTTCATGGCAAGGCCGAACTTCAAATACTGATCCCCCATCATCGAGAAGATGGAGCCGATCCCCGCCAGCATCGTCTTACCAAACGCCGCGATGGCTCCCCCCACTCCCTCACCCGAGAAGGCCGCAGCGAACGCGTTCCCGATCGCATCCCCAACGGTCAGGGCGAAGGTTTCGGAAATGGCCGCGCCCATATCTTCGGCCCATTGCTGAAAGCCGAGGGCGTCGAGAATCGCTTGCGGCACCGGCAGGTTGAGGCTTTGCGGGTCGATCAGGTCGATCTTGGGAACGGTAAACTCTGGTGCCCGTAATGGGGCTTCTCGCGCCCCCGGTCGCATCGAGGCGAGGAGACCGTACACATCCACCCGGTCCCCCTGTTGGAGCGGCCGATCAGCTCTACCGCTGCCGCCCTTCGGGGTGTCCACGATCCGGCGAAGCGCGATGGTGTTGAGCGCCAACTGGTGCCGGAGGTCGGTCATCGCCGTGCGGTTTGCCGCTGCGACCCCAGCGGCGGCCGGTCCCCCCGTGGCCAGCCCCTGACTCGTCAGCACGCCGCTCCCCAGCGCCGCCATCTGCGCCCGTATCCGCGTATTGTCTGCCAGAATCGTGGCCCGCTGTACCTCCGGGGCCACCTCTTTCACCCGGAGTAGGGAGGTCACCAAGTCATTGACTGTCTTACTGGTTTGCTGCGCGCTGTTCTTTATGTGGTTCATGGCCGCCGCGAGCAGCACGGTCCCCGTCGCCACCGCCGCCACCACGGGGCCACCCACTCCCAGCAGCCCGACACTCTGCGCCAGTTGGCCTAAAGTGCCCCGTACCCCGACCGAGGAGAGTGCCAGGCTGCTGATGGCGCTCTGGTACTTGCGAACCCCCTCCCGCGCTGTCCCGCCCATGATCCCGCCCGTCCGCTGTGCCGCTGTCGCCGTGGCAGCAAGGTTCCGGTTGACGTTGGCCAACTGCGCCGACGCCATGTCCTGAGCGGTGATTGTGAATTGCACGGTGGGGGTTGCCATCTACTCGCCTCGGGCCTCTCTCTTAGCGTCGTTGAACGGTCCCTGATGGTCCTGGTCAGCGAAGTTGTACCCGATGGCTTCTGTTATCTGGAGCCTCCAATCCGCCTGGACGGCCGGCAGGTAGTGGCACTTCTCCAAGAACTCCAGCCACGGGTCATCTAGCCGAAACCCCGGGAACCAATGTTGAACACGGGCGAGGACTAGTCCGAGGTCGGGATTGTTTCCAGCGCGCTCCCTTGCTCTGACCCACGGGGCGAGATGTTCATCTCCGGGATCAGGGGTTTCGGTGGTTTTACTCCAGTACCGCCGTGGATAAAAAAATGCTGCACATTCTCAACCCCGATCTCCGCAGTAGGGACCCCTGCTAAGAACTCCCGGTCTTCTCCCTCTGTCATCAGATCAAACACGGTGTCAATCCACTCCAGCCAGTCGTTACTCGCATCTTTCATCCTCGCCATTAACGGCCGCGCTTCCCGCGTGGTCAGGAACTTCCCGGTGATGGTTCGCCCGCGTACCGTGAGCGTCGGGGCTTCGATGGCGTCACTCATGAGAACACGATGGTATGATCCGCTGCACTCGTCTGGTCGGTGTACGGCCGTGCACCGATCCGCCAGAGTTGTACCGGTCCTTCGTCCACCACTTCGACCGTATGCGCTTGAGTCGCCGCCGCTGCCAGCTTCCAGCGGTTGTACTGCGTACCCCCACAGGTGTAAGCGAAGTCCTGCGCCAGCGTGCTGTTTTGTGTCAGGTTGTACGGGTCAATCGTGGCGGTGTCCGAGAAATCTCCCGTGGCCAGTGCCGTGGCTTCCATCAGCAGATTGATGATCGGGTCACGCGATCCCGGTGAAAACCCGGAGTGACCATCCGTCCCCACCTGGTTCGCCCGGGGGAAGTCCAGGTTCCGCCGGCAATCGAACTCCATCGACCGGAGCACCGGAGCCGTCAGGTCGCCCCACTCGAACGTCACCGCTGTCGCGGCAGGAGGAATGACCGTAGCGTCGTGGTAGGTGATCGAGGCCAGCGCAATGTCGGCAGGGTCGGTCCCCATGATCCCACGACAGGAGAACTCAAATATCGGAATCCCGATATTGCCCGCCGTGATCTTGAGGGAAGCGTAGACGCCGGTATACTTGTGAACTTCCCCGCCACCGTAGAGCCACACGGTGCCAGATGTCGGCGCGGTCCCTGCCGCTGTCGGGGTGAAGGTCCAGAGGTTCGGGGCCGTGGTGTACGCGCCGGTATAGCCCGCCATCCGTAGCAGCGCGTGGATATGCGGCACCAGCACCGCAGAGGAGGTGTAGTCGGAGCCGTTGCCTTTCGCCTCACACTGGATCGTGAACTCGCCCCACCGCCCGCGCTTCGGCGCATTGGCGACGTTCGCAAACCCACCATTCTGGAGCCCCCGCACCCCGTCAAACATGAATTGCGGCTGGCTTGACGGTCGGGGCTTGATGATTTGAACCCCGTCGGTGCTTGCCGCTGGCGTGGAGTCGGTCCCGTAGGTCGTTTCGACCTTGGCCAAGACCCCAACGGCCTCTACTATTTTGCCTGCTGACATTTACGGCCTCCTCATGGCACCGACCTGGTATTGAGAGTGAGCAGCAAGCCGAACGTGATGTCCGAACTCTCCCGCTGCGCGACTATCGGCTCGTAGGTGACTTCCTCCACCGGGTAGAAAAACACCCCGTTCCTCGCCCGCTTCGCTTCATTCTCCGGCTTCCACAGTTCCGTCAGGCTCATCAGAATCGCCCGCAACGTGTAGAAGGCATTTGTTACCCCGGCGTCCGTGTCGCTGTTCTGCGCCGCGTACCGGATCAGCACGGTAGCTTCCCCAATCCGGGGCGGCTGGCTCATGTACGTCGCCGCCACACTGCTACTGATGATGCTCACCGAGACCGAGGGTTCTGCCGGAACATCCCCCCGCGCTACCGGAGCGCTTCTCGTCTCGTCATACACCGTGGGCGCACTGGGTAGCGTGTCGCCTGCGTCCTTGTAGCCACCCGAGGTGAGCAAGGCCAGCTTCACCGCGATGCCTTGCGCCGCCGCTGCGTAATCCGTTGCTGTCCCGTTCAACCAGTCCCGGACCTGCCGGTTAACTTCCAGGTGGCTCATGCCGTGCTCGGCCGGAGAATCACCCGCGACTCTTTCCCATCCCCGGTCAACTCCGGGTCACTCACCACGTAGGTCAGTGTCACGGTGGTTTCCGGGTCGTAGATCGTCACCGTGGAATCCTTCGTCAGACTCGCCAGCGTGTCCGTGGACTTGGGCGTCCGGTAGCGGAACACTGTCCGTTTGACGAGGATGTTATCCCCCGTCCTATCCGCCTCTAGCGTCTCTTCCTGGTCGAAGTACCCTGAGACCGTCGCCCCCGAGAAGGTCATCCGGCTGGTGCCGAACGCTCCTAGGCCGTAGAGGAAATCGAGGTCGTCCGAGAGCATCCCCATTACTTCACCTCAACCTTCACTGTGGCGATCTGCCCAGTGTCAGCGGTCTGCGTATTGGTGTAGTTCGTTACGATCCACATAAGGGCCGGGGTCCACGCTCGATATGGTTGTCGCCCCTGTACAGCATCGACTCGTGTGAGCCGTGGCGAATCCCCGACGGACCTGCTTACTGCTTCCCGATCTTCCCGATCACTTCGCCAACTTCATCCACTGCCGCCAACACGTCCGGTATTCCGCACCCCTCGGTGATCTTCTGCTTGAGGGCGTCGAGCGCCGCCTGTGCCTCACCCACACCAGCCACCGGTTGGGCGGCTTTGGGTTTCGCCGCTGCTTTCGCCATACCATTTCCCCTTCGCCCGGATTTAACTCCGGTTCTGGAAGCACTTCACGTAGTCGAGTGTCATGACCCCCACGCCCGTGCCTGATGCCTTCATGCCCTGGAAGTAGGGCTGAAGCACCAGCGTGCTCGGCGTCGCCCCAGCCAGCGTGAAAGTCGTCGCCAGCGCCACCGCTACCCCATCGACATAGAACCGCACATCTGAGGTGTTGGTGCAGTCGATCCGGTAGATGTGCTGCACCCCGGCCACCAGTGTGATCCCGGTAGCCTTGTCGTCGTTGTCGGCCGCGCTGTCGTCGCTCTCGCAAAGCAGTGCGCCCGATGCCTGAAGCCGGAACCAGAGATTGGTCGTCACGGAGTCAGGAGTCGCATTGGCCGCTGAAGCAAGGCCCCAGACGAATACCACGCCCGTGGTCGGGATGGTCGCCATCGCCAGCCCGGCCTCGAAGATCAGCCCCTTGGATGGAGCCAGCCGCAGCGCGTCGCCCCAGGTGAGCCCGGTGTCCTCGGCCTCTGATGCGTTGGCAATCGGCAGAGAGACAGAGCCGTTCATGCCGTTGCTGGTCAGCACCGGCGTGCTATCACCGGATGAGGAGGTATCGAGCGCCGTCCAGATGTTGGTAGTGTCGATCGCTTTCCCGAGAAACTCCTCGTAGAACACGATCGGGTAATACGGGATCAGTGACTCGTGGGTACTGGGATCGTGGATGGTCAGGTTGCCACCCGTCGATCTGGTGCTGAAGACGCTCATGGTGATCTCCTTGGCGTCCCCGATGCCATGAGGCACCGACCCCGAAGGGCCGAGGACGCGGGTGAAGGGGCGGGGAAGTCCCGCCCCTATCTGTCAGTAGATCAGGTCAGCGCCGAAGTCGGAGCCGCCGTCGAACTGTGCCGCTTGTGGCCCATCTGGACGATGATTCCACCGAGCAGCGCGGCGTCCACGGTCTCGGTCACCTGCAACCGCACATAGCCGTACCCCGTCGCCGCCAGTTCCTCGGCCAGCACCTCGCACTCGATGATCTGAGACGAACCGGCAACAGTCAACACACCTGCCGCCGCCGTGGCCCTGGTAATCGCGCTCACCACTCCGAGTTTGTTGGTGCGAGTGAAAAACGGAATCGAGGAGGTATTGCTCGGCGTCACGTCATCGCACGCCTCCACTTTCAGCGTCAGTGTACCGGTCGTGCCCACACCCCAGTGCACGATGAACCGCACCGACTCGTGGTCCTTCATGTTCACCACATCCGAGACGACGGTATCATCCGCGAAGGCGTCCGCCACCGCATCCAGTCCGCGCTCGAAGTGATCGCGCTCCATCAGAAGGTTGCTCATAATTCAGTTTCTCCTTTGGCCCAAGGCCGATGTGGTTACGCTCTGGTGTCGAGCGTGACGAAGGGCGAAAGGGTGCTAGAGCCCTTGAACGGGGTGATGGCGCTCTTGTCTTTCGGAGCACCGTTGACGCGAGTGAGCCACCGGAAGGTCCGCTCGTTGTTGGCGAACTTGACGTGGATCGAGTCGTCCGTCTGGAGCCCGCCCTTGGTGATGACCTTGAAGGCCGAGAGATCCGCGAGGATGATGTCCCCCACGGTGCCCAGTGCGGCACAGTACTCCACCGGAATGAGCGGCTTGCCGAAAATCGACCCGTACTGCGCGCCGCTGATCCCGCCAGGGGGCATGTAGACGAGCACCCCAGAGGTACCGGTACCGATCATCATCTGCGGGAGCTGCACGTCACACTCGACGTTGTAGAGCCACACCGCATTCTTCCGCGCCCTCGGTGACATGCGAGCGTACATCTTGATGACGTTCTTCGCATCTAGGGTGGCGGCTAACTGGCCGGTTTCTTTCGCCACCGAGACGGTCGGTGCGTTACCGAGAATCCCGACCATCTGCGATCCACCAATACCCCGGATCACTTCGTTCTCGACCTGAAACTGAAACTCGGCTGCAAACCCATCGGAGAACACTGACGCGATCGACGGCGCATCCTGAAGCAGCCGCTCGGTCACGTAGGCCAAGCCGATCACATCCTGCAACCGGCACTCCCAGAGCCCGAACTTCGGACGCTTGGCGGTCGCGGCGTCAGCTTCGGCCCCGCGATACACCTGAATGCCGCCCCACCGTGAGCCGGTCGCCCGGTCGGTTTCGAGCAGGTACATCACTTCGAGTCCGTCCGCGTTGGCCCCGACTTCGCTGGAGTCCACTCGCGACAGGATCTCGCCGCCCTCGAAGGCCGATTCGAGCAGGCCCACCGAGAACTCTTTGCGGACCATGAAGCCGCCATCGGACCCGACTTGCGCCGAGGCTCCAGTCGCCGTCGCCATCAGCCGGGGGTCGGTGCCTCTGCCGCTGTAGTGATTGGCCACGGCAATGAGCTGCTCCCCGAACGCGGCGTTGCGTTCCGCCTTGAAGGCACGGCTGTCGGGCTTGAGTGTCCCCGCGTCCACAGCAGCCTTGAGTGCCTGGTACCGTGGAGAACCAAAGTTCTTTCCAGCTTCCAGCGGCGCGACACCGGACATGGTGACGCCGCCCGCCGAGATGTGCGGAGCCGCCGCCGTGCGGTTCTTGAAAAACGCCAGGATCTCGGTATTGGCGTTCGCCACGGTCACGTTCCCGTCGATCCATTGCTGGACCTTGGTTGGTGCAGCCGCGAAAAACTCAGGATGGACGGCGGACAGAGCGTTGAGGCCCTTGACCCGCTCGACCTCCGCTTTCAACTGCGCCACCTCGGCGCTCTCGACCCTGGTGGGGGCCGCCGTGCCTGGAACTTCGGGCATGGTTTCTCCTCTGGCCTTTGGGGCCGATGCGGGGACTCCCTGATGAGCAGTCGCGGCCCCGTCCGCGCTCTGCTCCATGCCGGCTGATGCCGGCCCCAACGCCACCACACTCACCGGCTCCACCGAGGAACCGTCTGCGACCCACATTGAAGTACCGCTCGTGATTGAGAGACTGATCGGGCCAGTAGTGGCGATTGAGTTTGCCGCCAAGGGCAACACCTCGACCGTGGCCGCCATTCGGCCCCGGCTCCCACATTTCGCCACTTTCGCAATCGTCTCATCCAGTGACGCGATCCGGTCCACCATCCCCGCCGCTTTCGCTCGCTTCGCATCCAAGACACGGCCCTCTCCAAACCCGCCGCGCACATCCGCCGCCGAGACGCCGCGCCCCCGCGCTACCGCCTTGACGAACGTGTCATAGGCCGCGTCCACTCGCGCCTGCATCGCGTCCTTCGCTTCCTCACTCAACGGCTCGTAAGGGTTGCCTTCGACTTTGTACTTCCCTGCACTCACGAGTGTGGCTTTGTACCCTTCCTCTTCCATCGCCTTACTCACGTCCATATGGACGGTGTAGACGCCGATGGACCCGGCTTCGCCTGACGGTGTACACACGATCTCGTCGCACTGGGACGCGAGGTGATAGGCCGCTGAGGCCGCGAGGCTGTTGACGTGCGCGATGACTTGTTTCTGGCCTCGGGCCTTGAAGATTTTCTCTGCCAGTTCCTCTACGCCATTCACTGTCCCGCCCGGCGAATCGAACTCCAGCACAATGGCCCCGATAGATTCATCCGCCATCGCGTTGTCAAACCACTTGCCCACTTGCTCAGTTGACGTGCCGCCGGAGATCTCCACCATCGTGTCCATCCGGTGAGCAATCACCCCATGCACCGGAATCACCGCGACGGCATCGCCGTAACGAGGCTTGGCCTGCTTGGGTTCTCCTCCGATGCGCGCCCGGATCTCGTCTTTGGTGAACCGCACTCCCTCGGCCCGCAACGCCAGCATCCCGAGAATGGCGTCGAGCTTCGAGCGTTCAATCGCCCAGACGGACTCGCAAACTGCCCGCATCACCAGCGGTAGTTTCTTGCTCATAGGCTCCCCAGGTGCAGGGCCACACGGTTTTTCTCCGCGCCGTTCTTCTCTTTCCCGTTGCCGTTTTTCTCCGGTGGCGGGGCTCCCGCTTCACCGGTCGGTGTCATGGTCGAGCGCTTGAGCCCGTTCACATCCAGCCCCAACGCAGCCGCGTGATCCTGCTCCTCTTTTTGGTCCGCCATGATCTTCCGCCAATCCCGGCCGCGTTCCGCGCAGAACTCCTGACGACTATTGACGCCCGCCGCCAATTCCGCCTCAAACGTCTGGATGTCCTCCAGCGGGTTGATGTACGGCCAGCCGCGACACTCCCACTCGCAGACCGAGGAGCGCACCAAATCGCCGGGATGCGCGAGTGTGACCATGCCGGTGAGCGAGGCCATGCGGAGGAAATCGAGATAAATGAGGCGGTGGAATTGGGTGACAAACCAGACTTGCAGGGCTCGGAAGTGGTACCGCTCAGGGAACTGGGCCATGCGCGCCGAGGAAAAGGTTTGCTGCGACATATCTCCGGTGAGTGTCGCGTAGGAGACACCGCTGCCCGTCGCAACATCGTGCTTGATGGCCGAGGAGAAATCCGGGAAATTGCCGTTCGGGTGCGTCGGCTCAATCGCTTGGAACTGCGCGCCGGGAGGAGCCACCTGTGCTAATCCCGGCTCCAGGTCCATGTTGAACCGGGCCGGATCGGTCCCGGGTGCCGCGTTGTCGTCCTTCGGTACCGGATAGGCTTCGATATTCTCCGTGCCCAACCACTGAAAGAATCCGCCCGCGCTTGCCGCAATCCGAGCCTGTGTGATCTCTGCTTCGGTGTAGCCGTCCAACATCTTCATGGCGATCATGATGGACGCCAGCTCGGTAATGCCCCGCGTCTGTCCCGGCCGGAGCGAACGGAAGAGGTGGACGATCTCGCCCGATGGAATCCGGGTACGGCTGCGTCGGTCAAATCCGCTTTCCGTAGGGTGCTTGTCCCAGAAGTGGTAGGCGACGGCTGCGCCCCAGCGGTCGATTTCGACCCCCATACGGATTTCATTCACGCCGTTCGCTGCCCGGACATTGAACTGCTCGTCCAGTAGGTCCGCGTCGATGATCTGGATGGCGTAGCCGAAAGGATTGTCAAACCCGAAGAGACGGCGGGTGAAACTTTCACCCTCAACCCGAGCGGTACGGATGGCCAGTCGTTGGGTATCGGTGAACGAGAGCCGGCGGTTGGCGGAACAGTTTTCCGGCATCCCCCACTGCCGGAAGGCTTCCTCGGTGGCGTCGTTCTCCCGCTCCATGTAGCCTGAGCGGGGATACTTACATCGAGCCTGGAGCCGCATACCTTCGGCTCCGGCGATATTGTCCTCTTGTGCCCGTGCCCAGCCGGCGAGGGGTCCGGTATCCTGCACCAAAGTTCTGGCTCGCGCCCGCATCAACCGGATGTCGGCCTTGATCGCTCCGTCCGCGGAGATGATGGAGGGGTAGAAGTCCTCGAAGAGCCGGCCTGTGCGAGCCCCACCGAAGTAGCTGGCGCTCGGTCGATTGACGAACGACTGGCGGGCCTTCTGGAAGGGGTTCACTTCTTATCCCCCTTCGACAAGGCGTAGAGTCCGTGGGAAACGATCGCCCAGAGCATCTTCCAGCCCACCAATGAGAGCAGGAACAGCCCCGCGCTGATCGGATAGACTTTCGAGGAGGTGTAGAGGGCAATGCCGTAAGTGAAGAGCGCCCACCCCGAAAGCCACGCGGTGACGAGGAGGATCTCCGCTACTTGGGAGCGCAGGAACGCCCCCAGAGCAACGAGGAGACGCCAGGGCGGCAGGAGGAGCCGAGACCGGAGAAGCGCGGTTACACCTATCATTGCGCTTGCCGGAAGTGGGTTTCAACGCTGGGTCCCAACTTCCCCGGGTGCTGTTGCCGCCAAACGGCGGCTTTCAGGATCTGGCGTCGGGCAAAAAGCCGAGACCGCTCCTCTCGGGTGACCGATCGGCCCGCCACGGAGTAACTGGTGATGTCATTGCCCTCCATCGCCAGAATCGTCGCCTCAATGTCCCGCAACGCCTGCTCCTCGAACGTCAGCGCCGAGGTGCCTGCTTGCACCGTGGCGGGGTTCGGGAGGATCTGTACCGTCCCCAGATCGGCCGAATACCGCTCCCCGCTGTAGGTGCCGGTGGACGCCGCGACGTAAGCGTGGAGCCGGTAGGTGCCGGATTTCTTGGCGGAGAAAGCTGAGGCGGGAATCGTGACGGTGGAGGTGGTGTAGGTCGTGCCGTCGTGAGAGAACCAACTGGACTCGGACTTCACGACATCTTCCCCGGCGAAGACGTAACTCAGTGAGTCAAAGTCAGCCCGAAGGAAATTGGAGAGGGAGCGGCCGTCGTTGGTGGTGAAGTTGGAAGGAGTGAAAACGGCGGTATCGCCCGCGACGAGCGATGTTGGTTCCCCGGTGAGGATTTCTCGCGCCAGTGGGTACCCCTGCGTATGTGTCGTTTAGACTCTGTGTCATAACGTCACATATTGCGGGATATCGCGAAAGCCCCCAAAAGTGATAGGTGTGGCCTACTTAGCCATCCAAGCGGTAGCCCATCCGGTGCGGGTGGCCCACTGGCGAATGGCTTTTGTGGCAGGCCAGCGCTGGTACTCGGGGGGGAGGTGGGAGGCAATGACTCGGATATGCCAGCGGACGGTGGCGACGGTCAGGTGATGGGTTGAAGCAATCTGCTTGGCCGGTAGGTCGTCACAGAGGCCGACTACAATCTCCGCTTGGCGGGGGGTGAGTGAGACGCGACGCTCGATCACCGCTCCAATGCCTTCTGCATTCCGCAGGGTTTACAGTAGGACCGCAATGGCTCCTCAGAGGCTACCGTGTACGCTTCCGCCAATTCCAACGGCTCCCCACAAATGAAGCAGGTCAGGTTGTCTGTAGATGGGCGCTCCACCCGCAGGCGAGCGGGGGGTGTGCCTCCGCTCTCCCGAATAAGACAATCTGCCTCGTACTCCTCCATATTCGCACCCAGCGCGGCGAAGAGGGGCCGGAAAAGATCATCAATTTTTTTAATCTCTGCGCGCAATTTCTCGCGGATTTCCTGTTCGGTCATTTCCCGGCCATCCTCTTGTGACGCTTCCGGTAGAAGGGATGGGGACCGCGCTTAGGAACCTCACGCATTACCAGTGGGAAAATGGCTTGAACGATGCGTTTTGAGCACATGCGCGCCACCCGCGCTATTTGGCGATCCTCACGCCGAAACAACTCTCGCACCTCCTCGTAGTTCATTCTTTTCCTCCCATCCGCGCCGCCACCCCGAACAACGCCAGCACCGCCCCGACACCGGCCCAGACGATCCCGCCCGCAATCCAGGCCAGTCCTCGCAAGGCCGCGATCTCGTAGTTGAAGGCATCCCCGCCGACAATTTCTTTGATCTCGAACACGATCAGGAACCCGTACCCGGCAAAACCCAGTGCGAGGAAGGGACAGACGCCCGCGACGTTCAGCCAGAGTTGGCCCGGCTTGTCCGGGGGTGTGAATTGTTCGCTCATAGGTTTCCTTTCTCCTCAGAAGAAGAGACCAGGCGCTTTTTGATTTCCGCCAGTGTCCACGGGATGGCACGATCATCTTCCTGCTCCGCCACTACAACCAACACGTAGTCGGGCTCAAGCCACGGAGCGGCTAGTATCTCGTTGAAAAGATCGCCCAAGAAAAGGTGATTGTACGCCGCGCCGAACACATACACCTCCATCGACTTCGGTCCCTTTACGAAATCATGGAGCGGCGTCAGGTGGCCGGAGAAGTCTGTATTCGCATTGATCCGCTGAATCGCCCCAACGGTGTCTGTGTCGTCCTCGCTTTCAAGTACCGAGCAGACAACTAGGACGTTCGTCACGCGGCTCATTGTTTCCACCTATTCACAAACCCTCCTCGTCGTGGTTGCCGTTGTACCCGGGGGGTCACCTCGGGCTCCCGCTCCTCCGGGGCCGATAATACCGGTTCGGGGACACTCGCTTTCGCTTTCTCCACCGCGCCCCGCTCCTGCACCCCCCTCGCGATCTGCGCAAGTTGTTTGATGGTCGTCGGCCCCAGCGCGTACAACGCCGCCCGCACACCAACCGAGTGGTCAATGCCTTCGGTCAATTTATCCCCGATTTGCTCGTAAAATCGGAAGGTTTGGCCCCCAATTCGCTTGTATGAGGCCCGTTCGTTGCCCAATTGCTCAATAAAAGCGTCGTCTATCTGGTGCGAAAACTGGATATACCCCGGCCCCGCCGTCGTCACCCGCTGAAAGGAGTTGAAGATTTCATCCTTGATCGCCACCGTCCCGACGCTCCACACGAGCACTTTGTACTTCGTGGACCGCTTCTGACCCTTCGTCAGGGGCTGTGCGGTGCTGTCCGAGGAGCCTTTCGTCGCCATGACCCCGGAGCGTTCGAGAGGTCGGACGTACTCACACACCTCTGCTGTCTCGTTGCCCGAGTCTACCGCCGTCATACGGATGTGCATGGTGGCCCCCGACTCGTGCCGCCACGCCCTGGTGCGAATCATCTCGATACTCTCCCACGCCTCTTTGGGGTTCTTGGAGTTCCGGAGAAAGCGGAATACCCCGAGCTTCCATTCCTGCTTCCCCGGCCCCCACGCCGAGACGGCGATCTCCAATCGAGCTGGTCCACGCTCTCCGCCGAGCTGCACGTCCACAAACGCAGTCAACAGTCCCGCATCGAGTGGGACAATGGGATACCCCGCGCCATCTTCCGGAAAGGTCGCCCGCCGCGCCTTGAGCCCTTCCGTGTCTGCCCGCGCTCCCGGGGAAGAGTACGTCCGGCAGAGCCGGGTATTGACGAAGGTTTTGGTTTCTTCCGGGTTGTCTTTGGCGTCGTACCACTCCACCGCCATCTCACCCCACGTCAGGATCGGGGACACCAGCGCGGTACACTGGAACCCGGCAATATCCCGCCCGCCGTGGGACGCTACCCACCCGCACCCTTCGACCGGCTTCGTCACACCCGCGTCGTTCATTTGGTGCTTCCACTTCTCCTCGATCAACACCCCACACCCGGCACAGAGGTACATCACTGATTCCTTGACCGGCTTCCCGTCGCTGTCTTTCTCCCATTTCAGCCCATACTTCTCGTCTGGCCCGCCCCACTCCAGGGATTGGGTGAAATTGCAGTGCGGGCAGGGGACCCGCCACGTCCGCTGGTCGGATTTCTTATACTCCCGGTCAATCCGGCTCGTCTCTTCCAGCCCTGGAGTCGAGGAGAGGTAGACAATCCGGTTGGTGCTGTAACTGGTCGTCCGTTTCTCCGCAATCGAAATGACATCCCCTTCCTCGCCGGCCGATGGGGGGAAGCGGTCTACTTCGTCAATCGCCAGAATCCGTATCGCGTCCATGGCCAGCCCGCCCGGGCTATTTGCCCCCACCATCCCCAGCGACCACCCCGGCCCCTGCTTGTAGAGGATCGTATCGTCAGCCTCTTTCCGGGCTCCATGTTCCAGTAGTTTCCCTTTCAACACCCCCATCTCCCGAAACGCCGGCGCGATCCGTTTCTTGCTCAACCGCCGCGCCATGTCTAGCGAGTAGGTGACAAACAACATCGGGCAGGGTGACAGGTGGATGTGCGACAGGATCAGGTTTAAGGCGATCTCGGTTTTTCCGCATACCTGGCTGGGGAGCATGGCGATTACCCGCCGAAACTGCCCACTCCCCAACACGTCCATGATCTCCTGCTGGAAGGGGAACGACACCCACTGTCCCGAAACGGCACTCGACTCGCTGGGAAGTTTCCGGTAGGTATCCGCCCACACGCTCAGTTTGGGCCGGAGCACCGCGGCGAAATTGGCCCGCCGCTGCACCCGCGCCCGGGTCTCCAAAGCGAGGTGTCCGGTCAGGGCATCCGTGGCAATCGTCATGCGGCTTCGTCCGCTGCCAGTTCGGCCCGGACTTCATCCACCAACCCCCGGGCCTGGTTCTGCCGCTCCCCGACCGTCAACCCCGTTACCCGCATCGCAATCGCCGTCTCCAGGTTCGCCAGCTTCGAGGACGCCCGGGCAAAGGCTTGGGCAATCACTCGCTCCCCCGCCTCCACCGTCATCAAGTCCCCTCGCCGCTCCGCCAATTCCAACTCCTTCAACTCCGCTTCCGCCGTCTCCCGCCGTAACTTCGCCTCGTTGATCGTGGACGGTTTTACTTCCCGCTTCCCCTCCTCCACCTTGAACGAGACATACCACTGATGACACCCCCGCCAGACGTACCACCGCTTCCCCCGGTCCCCATGTTGAGGCATCCCCAGCGCCACCAGGTTCGATACCTGCCGGGTCGATAATCCCAGCAAATCCGCTAACTCAATCTGGCTCAACCGTTTCTCAATCATGCGAAACGGAACCCACGTTACACAAGTCGGTGTGTGCTTGTCGATCGGGGCACTGCGGCTCCGGCAAAAAAAGTGTGTCAGAAGGACCCGAAAAGGTTATCACAGTAGCCTTCCTGCGAATACCTCGGGCATCTTTGGCCCCTTACTACAGTTACAGGTGGGACATGCTATGACGATATTGGTTGGATGGTTGGTTCCACCTTTGATTAGAGGTATGACATGATCTACGTGGTACGTTTTCCCTACAACCTTCCCACACCAGAAGCAGAGTCCCTTCTGTCGGGTATACTGCGCCCTCTCATCGGCCGCGCTAACCTTGCCCTCGGCTCCCTTACGGCGCGCAGTTTTGTTGCGATGATACTCCTTTGCTTTGTCGGGAGATAGCGCCCTTCTCTTAGTTGTATTGTATTCCCTATACCCCTGTCTCACCTTCTTCTGATTCGCCCTACGGTATGTCTCTGTTGCTGCTTTTACTTTATCGGGATGCCTTGCACGGTAGGCCGCTGCTATGGCCCGAGCCTTTACGGGGTCGGCTGCGTAGCGTGCAGTTGCGTAATCCCTTTCCTTTTCTCTATTTGCCTCCCGGTATTTTAGTTTCGCAGCCCTTTCTCGTTCGGGATTGTCAGCCCTGCTCTTTCGTGCCCATTTTCTGGCGCACTCCCTGCGCATTTCGGGATCTTTGTATGGCATTAGCGTGCCGTTCTGAAAGCGTGGATCATGGCCTCGTTCGCTCGAATGGGAAATTGCCTGCGGGCTGTTCTTTCTCCGATCTGCATGAAGGTGAGAACGGGCCTAATGGGCACGCTTGCTTTAAGCACGTAGAGCACGTCAAGACGTTTGCCTGTTTTCTTCTGCGCCCGAACGCCTTTCTCCTTCACCAGCAACTCCTTACCTGTCTTTGTTTTAATCTTGAATCCCTTGATACCGAGCCCTCCAGGTCTGAGTGAGGGGGGCACAATGGACCCCTTGGTTTTCCTCGCTTCGAGGGGCACTGCCAGACGATGCCCCCGCTGAGGCGTCTTTATTGTCTGGCTCTCAAACTTCGCAAGGATTGGCCTTGCCGGGTCAATCGCCACCGTAGAAGTAGGATCAGCCTTGGTGGCAAACTTGAGGATCTTTACTGTCCGCAAGATAAAGGCCGCACGACGTAGGATAAATGAGGCCCGGATATGCGTTTGCTCGGCTTTTTGAACATCTTTGATGGTCAGATCGACTGAGCGTGATCGAATGAATGGGATCTGCTTTTGCACCGCCTTGAGGTGCGCGATAGCTGACTCGGCATTGACCTTGAAGTTGAGGATCATTGGTGCCTCATGCGTTCCGGTTACAGGACCACATCAACAACCCGATCAACAACAAGGCGACGATAGTGCCGAGGAGGATGGAGCCGTAGGCCCGCCAGATCGTCACAACTCACCTCGCTTAAGTTTCGCAATCAGACGCAAGATGAGATAGACGGCGAGGAGATTCGAGAGCGCCATCAGGAGCATGAGCGCGTAAATTGGCGTGTGCTCGGTCATACCTCCCCCTTGGCGATACGCTCCAGTTTTAGCTTGACTTTGGTCATGGCGTGATCGTGGTAGTCGTAACCCTCAGGGAAGTCGTCGCCGATACGCTCGTATACCCCTGGTCTGATGTCGTGCGCATCCTCGTCCGTCAGCACTGTGGAGGCTGGCCCTAAGACACCACGGGAAGCGAGAAACTCCGCGTTGGCCTGACAACGAGCGCACGGATAGCCAACCCCGCCCTCCATTTCTTCGAGTAGTAGGGCTATAGCGTCTACGTTACGTTGGTTCATCTCACCTCCCAGGGAAGCGCGGGAATACAAATCACACATCGGTGCTGCCCCTCATGCCGCTGCCCACACCCACCACACCGAAAATACTTGGGCGGGTTCTCCATTCGCACCACTTCGGTCGGCCGTCGCGTTACCCCTTTGTAGATTCCCGCACATTGCCGCGAACAAAAGAGCCGTTCCGCTTGCCGCTTGGGCGACTCGTAGTAGTCATGGGGAATCGGCTTCCCACAGGGACACAGCGGACGCTCGATCATACCGTGATTCGCCCCCGATCATATTGCAGCTCGATACTCCGCCCTTCGGCCAACATCCCGCGTACCCGATGCTTCATGCAATGCACGCCCACTGTATTGGGTATAGCGAACTTCCACGCTTTCGTTTCCCGATTCTTCACCGCCTGCGTCTCCTCTTTACTCATCCCCTGGAGGGGCCGATAGAGTCCAAGAATCACGTGCGCTTCATGTGCAATCACCTGACCCATGTAGATGTCGCTCAATTGCGGCTCCCGATACCCCTGCAACGGGTTCCGCTCCGGTCCCCCCTGGTTGAACTGCGCCGTACACGCGACGGGGATACCGTATTTTCGGATGTTTCGCGTCAATGCTTTAGCTACCATCGCCATCGCTCGGTACGACGATTCGGCCATCCGGTGCAGATGATCCACGAGAATCAGCGTACAGCCCTGCGCATGCGCGTCCTGAAACGTCTCCTCAAGGTTGGCTTCGCTCAGATATTCCACGTCACTGAACACCACGCTCTCGCCACACCACTCCACTTGTTCGGCTACATGCGCCTGTACCTGCTTTTCCGCGTCGTCGGGGAGCTCCCGCCAACGATTCTCCAGCACTAGGGCTGTGGGATAGCCCAGTGACAGCGACGCCCACACCAACCGCATCATGGCCGGGCGTTGCTCAAGGGGGAGCACGTAGGTTTTCTGTCCCGCCGATCGGGCCAGTGTTTGCAGCCAGTTGAGCATCAACGTGGTTTTCCCATGCCCGGTCTGTGCCCCAATGATCCAGAGCGCATCTGGGAGCACCGGCCCGACCAGATCATGCAAGACCCGCCACGGCATCTGAGGGGCCAGGTGAAAACTCTGCTGGGTCCGGGTAATCGCTTCGGCCGCTTGATCCACGGCAGGGTTAGCCTCATCGCCCACCAACCGCAGTAAGGCATCCGCTTGCGGGGCCTGGACGCTCTGCTCTCGCCGAATCCGGGCGACCTGCTCGTCTGGAGTCATGACCGCATCTCCATCCGCATCTCCTCCGGCGTGAGGGGCCGATACTTGAAGTCCAGAAGATCCGGTAACTGCTGGAAGAACCGCTCCGGTGACCGGAAAGCAGGCTCGACCCGCTTGTTATACAGCGGGATCACCGACACAATGCGGTCCAATGTCCCTTCCCGCTCATAACCGGCCTTCCCAGCCTTCCCCCACCGCCCCACCGACCAATCACCCATCGCCATCTCGATGGCTGCCTGTCGGATCTGAGCGCACCAGTTAGACGCCAGCGCTTCCGTCGTGGGATGCCCGTTGGTTATTGCGCTCGTGTCGGAACCGCGGCGTTTACGCCGCGATATATCTCCTCTTATCTCCTCTCCTCTTATCTCCTCTGTGCTAGCAGGAGTTTGTAAAAGTTCGCTAGCAGTAATGTCTACTGGCACCAGCCACCCCGAAGTGGCGTCCCCAATGAGACTTACCCATTTTACCTTTCCTCGGACATTCATCCGCTGTTCCAGGAAGGCCAAATCGGCCGGAAGCCGGTTGTTGAGCCGCCCTGCTAGCAGGATGCAGGAGATCACATGCCACTTTGTGTCATCTTCCAACATCCCAAACTCCTGGTCGTCCAGTAGGTCGAGATAGACCTTGACCCATGAGAGCCGACGCTTCCCCTTGGTCACGTCCGAGCCATAATGCTGGTAGGTTTTCCAGTTGCGTACTTCCAAGTGCGCCATTTACGCCACCTCCCCATCATCCAGCGGTGTTTCCAGTAAACGGCGCAGCCTCGGGCCGGCTTTCACTTCACCATCCCGCACCATAGCCAGATAGCCCGGGTGGAAATCGTAGGCATATGCGATTGTGCCCAATCCGTGCAGTTGGCACATCGCCGCCAGTGTCTCGCGTACATCCATCTCAGTCATGCTCCAGGGTACAACAATGGGTTGCTAAAACCAGCCCCCTTTTTCGGGTCGCTCATCGCTCCTCTCCCTGAGACAACGCTGGGGCATCACACCAGTCTTGGTGTTTTAGCCCCTCCATTACACCACAGTTCGTGCAGGCGTAGACAGGATGAAAAGGGCCGCTTCCGAGATAGAGCGGCACATCTTCAAGCTCCAGCACCTCGCACCGCTTCGCCATGCAGGTAATACACAGAATCCCGCCCTCGTCACCTGTTGGACTGATGCGAAACCACAGATCGCGGTGTACGCACGCGTCGATCCAACCGAGACCGCCGTAGCGAAGCCCACACTGATAACACGCTAACGGTTCAGGCTTCGGCAACAGCCATTGGTCGGGGCTCATTGGGTGCTCTCCCGCTCCTCAACCCCACGGTAGTCCCAGAAGGCGATACCACCCAGGAATCCGGTCATTGCCCAACTGATGGCGAAATCGTAGCCGACGCCGAGCGCCAGATTGCCGAGCGTCCAGAACCACCACCACGGATCACTCACACAAGTTTGAGTTCTTACGTTCATCGGGTGCCATCCAGTCTCTGAGACAACGCAGACCAAATACTGTAGGCTTGGCAAAGACGCTTCTTGCCGGGAAAGCCTACGCGATGCTGCCATGTTCCGGCGTTGGTTCGCATGGGTACGTCCCGAAGCTTGGCGCAGTTCGCACACACCAGCCGGGCCGCTTCCACGAAAGCCGTTCGCTTGGCGGCGTCTCGCTCCTCCCGTACCTGCTGTAACTCACGCCGGAGGGCGATAATATCCTCTGCTTGTGACTCAATAACCTCCATCGGCGTTGCGCCGAAAAACTCGTCGGGTTGTTGGGTATCACTCACCGGCGGTTTACCAAGTGGACGTGGCCCACCCCAGAGAATTGGCGGGAAGGTGTTGGGCGGGTCCGTGGCTTCGCGGGGCATATTGCTCGCCTTCCGCCCACAACTCGGGCAGTGCAGATGAATCCGACCAGCCTTGAGTGGCTTAAAACCCTTGAGCACGTCACTCACCGCTGGATGCCTCCCGAGCTGCTAGTTCACATTCATCACAAAGACTCGGACCAACCATCCGAGGTTCAATGGGGGCGACACCGGGAATCCCGAAGTCCAGGACTTTGGGACAATCTCGCCAAACGGGGATGGCGACCTTGCCGCAGCCCTGACAATCCCCTCGATAGGCTAATTTTCTCACGTCGTCCCCCTCCTTGCTCTCGCCGTGGAGTGGCGAAGGAACGCGCTGCTTCCATGCTTCCATTGTTATCGCCAAATGGGCAGCGACTTCGTACTCCTCGGTATCGTTCAGTGCATCGCGGACGGCCCCGGCTCTCTCCTTCGTGAGATAGGAGAGCGGGTCGCTCACCACGCGCATGATTGCCGGGCCGCGATAGGTCACCCAATAAGAGCCGCCGTGGGCTCGCCTTACGTACCACGGCTTCGTCTTGCTCATTCGCCCTCCTTGTCGCTGTGGAGTGGTGGGGCTAACTGGTCCAACTGGGTTAGTAATTGGTTTTCGCAATGGTAGAATTTGAGAACCTGTCGCGTGCCTTGGTCCTCCCGCTCCACATAGCAGCCGCATGCAATCTTTGCTAGCCGTTCATTCCAACCGATATAGACGGTATGTGGTTGTGGCCGATGCGACACTTGCTCGGCCTGCTGTTCTTGGGTGGGTCGTCCCCGGGGAGAAGCCGCCCGCTGGTTCCACGCCTCAACAACTTGCCCCTCTACCTCTTCCTTAATGGCGAACCAGAGCCTCGTGGATGCCTCACACTCCACACATGCCGCGTAGAGTCCGCCGTCGTTAGCACCGTCCTCGGCTTCACGTAGTTGCGCCTCGCCACCGCAGAACGGACAAGGCTTAAGCGACTCTCGGGACATGGCGATTTCCCGTTCCGCTTTCTCTACTGCTCGGGCAACCAGATCAGACCCGTCCTTGAGGCATTCAGGGCAAACCGGCTCGCCGCGCTTGTTGTCTACGTAGAGCACACCCCGATGTCTCCTGCACGTTAGACTCATAGGTGTTGTCCCTCCGTGGGTAGCTGCTCTGAGGGAGGGGGAGACGACGCCCGCCGCCTTCTTGCCCTTTCTGCCTCAACCGCCAATAAGAGATCGGCTCGCTCTCTCACCTGCTGCTGCTCCTCTGGCCCAAGGCGGCGGTACGCCATCAAGTAGCGCACCTCCTCCGGGGTGACGGCGTGGCGGTCGTAGAAATCCAAGAGAAGTTTTTGCATTTCGGGTGATAGTTTACAAAACTGACACTCCGACGCCGCCCCAATCGCATGAGAGCCTTGCATCCACACCAGAACATTGTGCGCGACAACTCCCCATGCGTCATCAGCGCCACCGTGACGGGTCTCCAGTTTCGCAAACGCAGCATCCCAGATGGCGCGAAGGCGGCGCTTCATGTCGTCCACGGGCTCCGCAAAAGTCGGTAGCTCCCGCTCTCCCCCTGTGGGCTGCGGCTCGACTGGACACGCCACGCCCGCCATGTGAAAGAATCCGCACTCAGGGCATCCGTCGAAGTTCTCGGGTCGTTCGTTCATGTGGGTGTCTCCCCTTCGGAGGAAACAGCAGCGGCCCGCATACGCGCTGCCTCTGCCTCTACGAGTTTGATGAAACCCCGCGCCAGCATGGTGCTACCACACGCCTCGCTATCGGGTCTGTCGTTGTGGTTCTCGCACCCGAGATATTGCCAAACGAGAAGCTTGACCTTCGCCTCGGAAAACGCTGGTTCTGTGGCTGGCTCCCTCACGGAGACACGATGGTTCCACTCCGCAGGGGTGTTGCGGCTTGCTCCGCATTCCTGACAACAAACGCAGGGCTCAGCGCCGTCCTCACCTTCCTCGAAACGCAGCGCCTCTCCGCCGCAAAACGGGCACGGCGATAGTTCCGGTTCGTTCATGGTGCGGCCACCTTGACATGGGCACCTCGTTCCTCTGGCGCTTCCGCGATGCGTTTCACGAGGTCGCGACAAACCTCCCTGTCTCCCTCGCTGAGGCTGTACCAATAGTCCATCGACCCACCCCTCTGGTTGGAATACGCCTTCCCCCATAGCCACGTGGCGACCACTGCCGCCTTGTGTGGATTGAGGTTTCGCGATTGATCTTTCATACCGCCTTCTCCCATAGGTCAATGTTATAGGCCAGCGGGAACGACTTTGCGCCCCACTGGTGGAGCTGATCGTGCGCCCTCCGGCATAAGCCCACCAGGTTCCCCGCGTCTTTCCCGCCCGCGCCCCGGCTGGTGATGTGGTGGGCGTCAATCGGCCCATCGCAGATATGCAGCCACGACTTGCCGTCTTTCCGCCCTACCATGCCCGCTACCGCGCAGCCCATTGCCCTCGCTTGCTGCGCTACCGCTGGGTCGTCATGGGTCGCCTTCTTTACCTTGCTCGGGGCGTGCCGGAGACACTTCGGCCCCTTCACACCTCGGTACTTCCGGCCTCGCTCATCGCCGCATTCCGAGCACGGCGAAAACTTCTGCCGGATCATTTCTTCTCCTCCGAGCCAGCCACGCCGCACGCTTCGTCAACCATCCGCTCTATCGGAGAGCGGCGATCCGCAACGAGGAGTTCCCGTGCCTCTAGCCACTCTTCGCGCTCTCGTGTGATCCGGTCATCAATGGCGGTGCGCGCCATCCAGAGCCGAACGAATGCCGCCGGCCGCATGAGTTTCTGGTTGTCGTAGACCAGATACCCGCCACCCCGAAGCTTCTCGATTGTGAACCTGCCCGAGGAGGTTGCCCACCTTCCGTCAGGACGGTTCTTTCGTGTTAAGGCCACGCTCATTTCTTGTGTTCCTCCGAGCCAGCAACAGAAGCAACCCGAGAGTCAAAGTCGCCCCATCCGTAGGTGCGGGGTTTCACGGGCTCGAAACCCCATGAAATGCTTTGTAGTATCCACGAACTGCTGTCGTTGGGGTTTGGGTAACTGATAGAGCATTGGTGCGGGTAGCCGAATTGAAGATGCCCCTTGAATTGGCTGCACCGCCGATGGTCGGCTGGGTTGTAACTGTCGCATTGCCCGATTTCCTTGAGGCAGTAGTCCTCAACCTTTCCCTTAGCGACGCGCCCCAAGCGTTCAGCTTCGCGCACAGCATCGGCCAACTCTTTCGGAAACGCCGCCACCTTCGCCTGCATCGCCTCGTACTTCCGGCGACCGACGCGAACGAACGGGCTCCGCTTCTTGGGCTGCTTCTTTTGTTTGGTCATTTATTGGGGGTTCTCCAAGAGAGCAGACCCTCGGGGTTGAGGTTGGGAGGACATCCCTAGGCCACCCCATGTGACGGATCGTTGGTTCGATAGTCCAGTGAGAGGCAGTCTGGATGGCACCTGACGCCCTCGGGGGCATCACAGCCGTAACATTGGCCGCCCCACTGTAGCGACTCGAAGAAGGGAACGATGACACTTTCCGCCGCCGCCAACCGGCCGACCTGCCAGCAGACATCAATTACCTCTTGGCTATCCGGCTGCCAGAGGACTTGCACCCGCTGTATGAGGGGAAACTCTTGCGCGAGTTTGGTCGCCCTTTTGTAGAAGCGCAGCGCGGCGACCTGGGTGGGCCAAATCCAGAGTTGCCCGTTCATGACGTGTTCGCCGGAGCCGTCGGCGGCAGGGAGGCGATGCCCCGCACAAGACTGCAACGTGCAGAGGTATGGCATTGCGTTGAGTTTGGCGCAGAGGGGCTCCACCTCCGGATCGGGATACCCGTGCCCGCCGAAGTCTCCTTCTGGCCGGGGACTCTCCGCCTTGTACCGCTCCCATTCGGCAAGTACAGACTTCTTACCTCGAACGGTCATGTACCGTTGCGGCCTCCCCTCCCAGCAGTCCGTACACCATGGGCGCTCCTGATCACCAATCATCCAGCCGTAGTGCGACGTGCCCACGATCTCACGTCTGCAACTGACGCAACGCTCGTTCTTCGCCGTACCTTTCACTTTTCCATTCATGCGCTCACCGCCTCGTCGCTACTGGTTAGCCTGCTTTTGGTTGGTTCTTGGGAGGGAGCACGAGGCCAGGTATTTCACGGGTGTTCCACGTGGCACATTTCCGACCATGGGTCAGGCCATGGGGTTTCCCGGCAGAGAGTCGGCGGCTACTGTCGCCACCGTTGCGTGAATTCCCTCTGGCGTCTCTGTTCTCTCGGGTTTCTACCGGCCCCAACGTTGATCTACACTCATCGTTGTTCCACGGCGTAAGCCCCTCCCTGATCGCACTTTGGCGGCAGATGGTCACTTTGGAAATGGGATAGGCCATGGGGATTACCGCCTGGCACTCATCAGTTGAACGCCAGCGACCCCTAAGAATACCCGCAGTTTCGCCGCATCTTCTTTCAGGTAGGCGGTATGGTGGCTCCGCTCATACAGGTCGCTCACGTCCTTCACCCCGTGCCCCATGTACATCTTCCGCCGCGCGCGGGGAATCCCCGCTTCTTCCATCCAGTGCATGAAAGTGCGCCGGGCTGTATAAGGCTCCACCGTCATCTCCGGGTACTTCTCTAGCGCATAGCGGAGCCGCTGGCGGGTGATCCCGGCCCCGATAATCGGCTGCACCAGGGGAATAGCCCGGTCGGCTCCCTGTGTTTTGGTGCCGTAGACTTCAATCCGGTCATTCAACACCTGCCACCGCTGGGCGAAATACTCGTTCGGCCGCATGCCGGTGTAGCACAACTCCCGGAAGGCCCGACGGTAGGGCTCTTTCAGGAACGTCCAGACGGCCGTTGCTTCCAGTAGGGTCAGACCCCGCTTCCGTTTGACCGTCACCTTGAGCGATTCGATCCGGGTAAGCTGGGTATAGATCGGATGATGCTCCCCGAGCGTCAGGCCGATAAACCGCTGGCAATGCACCTTAAAGTGGTTAAAGGCTGATGGGGTACCCTTGGTCATACACTGCCGCTGGTACGTGCCCACCACACGGGCGATCTCGCCGACCATGGCCCCCGACGCCAGCCGCTCCAGCGTTCGCCCCGCTGTGAGGCGCTGGGCCTTGTTATGCGGCCCCGTAGGAGCCGCCTTCGCCCAAGCCGTGAAGGTGGCGGCCAGCGGCTGCATCATCTCCACCGTGGGCAGTTTGTCTAATCGCTTGCCCTTCCATGCGGCAAAGAGTTGGAGGGGGGCAATCTCCCCCGCCTTGAACCGAGCTAGGATCTCCCCGTCGCCGTTCTGGTAGAGGTCGGTCAACATCTGATTCATCTGCTTGAACCGTCGCCGGCCGTCCACCGTATCGGGCTGCCCACTGGCCAAGGCAATACGTCCAATCCCTCGGAACACCCGGTCAAACACCAGTGTCCCCACCGGCACGAGTTTGCCGTCAATCCGTTTCTTGTTCCGGTGTGGCGTCATGCCGCCCTCTGCTTGAGCCAGGCTAAGACGTTCTCCAGTAGGAACACCCGCTTGTGCGGGGTGAGCTCGACATACGGCACCCCGGCTCGGTACAGGGTCGCCACCGAACACCGGCAGAGCTTCGCCGCCTCCTTGGGGGAGAGAACGGGCGGGTGTGGCTCCATCCGGGGCTGCTCCAGGGTCATCGGTCCTTACCCTTCCAGTGCTTTGAGGCTAGCCAAGCAAATAGCGAGTGGGGCGGTAACAGCGTCAGCGTATACCCACGATTCCTTGATGTCGTGTTCTCGCCGCTCACTGTGTTCAAAGCGGACGCGCCATTCCTCGCCGTCGTACCCCAGATCGTCAAGGCTGAGACTCCACCCCTTGGCGCGCATCGACTCGACCACTAACCAGGCAGATTCGATTTCGGTGGAGTAAGGCGCATCAACCCGCCGCTGGAGAGGATATGCCCCCGGAAAGAAACGAGGCATGTCCGCGCCCATCACCTTCTCCGCGATTTCCGCGTCCAGTTCCCTCGAAGCCTCTCGGGTCATCGGTCCTATACCTTCTCCGGGGAGGGGGAGACACGACGGCATAACGAGTTGCGGCGTTCGCCGTTGGTACGGCGCGTCTGATTCTGCGATCCGTCATCGCGCCGCCGCCTCAATAGATGGTCGCGACGATCATACCCGCTCCGCCGATTGGGAATGTTCGTCCCCCGTCTCTCTCCCAGCACTCGACGCTCCCCATGCGGGACGTGTGTGTTGCAGTAGCCGCAGTTGTAGCTGTACGACTTCCTCTCATGCGGCCACCGGGAACAAGGCGGGCTGGTCTGTGTCTCTGGTGAGGAGACGAGGAGCGAACAGGCACGAGAACGCAGGGCGTGAAGGGCTACGGCGCTAATACAGTATTGGCCCTCATTGTCGTCGTAGAAGAAGGGACCCCTGGGTAGCAGCGCCTCCACCACACCCTGCGCGGCTGCGCGAATGCCATCCGAATAGCTGATGTGTGGAACCATTGCGCGGCGGATAATCCGCTCCAGTGCCGGGTACTCCACGGGTTCACTCATAGGGGGTTCACCTTAGTGGCGTCCTGACCTTGGGTGCGACCCAAAGCCGCCGACAGCCCGGCAACAGTTAGACGATAGGCGGCTGTGCGCCTAGTCGGAGTCGAACCGACATTTCCACTCGTAGTGAGATCACTCATAGGGGGTTCTGCTCCCACGGTTCGCGATCTTCGCGTGAGCGCCATTCGAGAAGCCTGTCCATGACGGGCGCAAGCTTCTGTGCGCGGTCCGCTTGGTCGTAGATTTCAATCTGGCAATTGAGTCCCAGCAGTCCGAGCGTCAGTTCGCCGTAACCGCCTTTGTATGCGCCGCCCTCAAAACTCACATTGATGAGCGTGAAGTTTTTCCAGTTCCACCCGCGAGTGAACCACTCACCCCATTGCTGCCACCAGCAAGCGTGAAGCGCGTACCGCTTCCCCTCCCAGCGAAACGAACGGGGCTCCGGGTTCTCCTCCTCGGGCTGCTGCTGTTCGATGCTCATGTGGTCGGTGGGCTCCCCTCTCTCCCCCCACTGCAAGACAAAATCAAACTGAAAGACTGAGGGCCGGAGTCGAACCGGCTATGCACCTCGGGCCAACGGTTGCTGCGCGTTTTTGCCTGAACCACGCACCCCGGCTACTGCGATTAAGTGCCCGATATTTTTATTGTGTGCGGGTCGCCGTGCCCGCCCCTCTCAGCCCTACGTCTCCTCTCGCCAGAGAGGTTGCCGCCCCCTTATCCGCCATTCAGGGTACGGCACGTCAATCAGGGTAGGCCACACAGCGGCCCCGATTTCTTCTTAGACAACCTTGCGAATCCTGAACTTGAAGTACGGCTTCAACTCCGGGTATTCCTCCACGCATTCCCGGCTCACGAATTGGGGAAACCTGTTATCGCAGCCCTGATGAAACCGAGGCCGGATAGCCTCCCACACACTTTTCGCACCAATGTACTCCGCGCCCAGCTTCATCCGGGTCATCGCTTCCAAACAGAACGCATGGTAGACCCGCTGCCCGATACCTGACTCCCGCCATTTCCAGTACTCTGCCGTGAGTGTGCCGTCAATCGGCAACACATGCGGCCTTGCTTCTTCGGGCGGCGATTCTTTCCAGAGGGGCAACCCGGAGAGCCCAGGATCAGGCGGGGGGAAGTCGTCCCCGTGCCAGCGTCTCACGGCTCGCGCTCGAATCTCAGGGTAATCCAGCCCTCCTCGTCATCCACCATCCACTCCTCCATCGGCACCGCCGTCTCTAATCGGGCGATCTCCCGCCGCAAGATGCCCCGCATCAGACTGCGATACTTCGCCGGGAAGCGCAGCACCGGGGACGCTTTCACCGATCCTCCTTGGGGTGGCAGGAGGTGGAGATGACGGGCGGTCATGCCGTCTCCGTCAGGATGTACTCGGTCCACCCAACCTTCTCCACGAATGAGCCACGCTCCTTGAACGTCACGGTTCCCATCTCGCACCACTTCGGGGAGTCGTCCACGAGCAGCCAGTTGACCTTGAGTGCGTCAAGTGAGGACTTCCAGAGGGCATCAGGATCAGTTGTGCGCTGTCCCTTGCCAAGCATCACAACAATGTCCACCCGGCGTTTCCCTGTGGCTCTCTGTAGTCGGTTGTTCTGCCTCGCCACCATGACCCGATCAGCCCAGGCTTTCTTGAGCAAGTGGGCCGTGCCCCAGTGCCGAGTGCGCTTGGTCATCTCGTTGACGGTGGGCGGTCTGCCCTCCACTCGAAAGCGGATCGGCTCACTCACGGCATCAGCTCCACCGGCTTCCGGGGCTACCTATTGCCGATCCGGGCTTTCTCTTTCAGCCACACCAACAAGTCTCGTTGGATGGCCCAGACTTCCATGTCGTCCTTGGCCTCTTCAATCCGGCGGACGATCCACCCTAATCGGGTCGTGTGGGAGAACTGGAGCGCGGTCACTTGGCACCGTCCAGTAACGAGTCCAGTTCCTTCTCGCCTTCGGTTGGTTCCAGTGCCTTCGGGAAATCCGCCAACGTCTCAGGCGGTGGGATCAGTAGTCCAACCGTGTCCGCCGCCTCGTCGGCCCCTTCTTCCGGGTGCCAGTAGAACTTCTTCTTTGGGTCCCACTTCCACCCCAGCGAAGCGAGGAGGTCGTTGTGATCTTGGATGTTGTCGCCCTCAACCACAAAGAACCGTCCCCGCTTGCGGAGGGTACAGTTGCGGAGAGGTTGAGTATCAGCCGCGATAGTTGGGGCCGGAGTCTCCGTTGGCCCCTCCGCTTTTGGGGGTGATCCGTTCCTCCCATCATCCATGACCGGGGCCAGCTCCTCCGGGTCATACGCTCCCGCACACGGTTCAAACCCTACCGACTTCAACCCGGCGGTAATGGCGCGGCTTCGAAGCATCGCCTTGGGCCACTTGCGGTAGGTTTCGTTGGTCAACCCTGCCGCCCGTGCGTCCGCCATCGTGAACGTCTCGGTATGCCTGTCCCCGTTCGGGTGCGTCAACTCCAACACGGCCCTCTGGTCGTCCAGATGGAGGAACGTGGCCTTGCCCCCGTTCCGCTTGAACACCGCCAGTTGCAGGTCGGCGGAGACGGTAGGCTTGCCCTTCACCATGACGATGGAACGGAGGGACTGCATCGGACCCACCCCCATCTCCCGCCCCGTCAGGATGATCGCCACCGCCTGCCCTGCCGTCTTGATGTGGTCAGGCAGGAACCCGGTGGGGACTAACGCTTTGGCTAGGTTCATGAGGGCGGCGAAATCCGCCTCCGGTTGCCGCGCGATCGTCAGCGGCTCATCGGCGTGTGATCGGACAACGGCAGTAGATTCGCTCATTCGCCCCTCGCAATGTCTTCCGCGCATCGCCCGCAAATCGAGCAGGGCTCGGTCATGAATCGGCATTTATCAGCGTCGTGGATCGACAGGGCTTCGTCATCGTAGACTGACATGCCCATTGCGCCTACCCCGAACGCTGGGGGCTCCGTCGTCGCATGCTCGATTCGGTCTTGTTCTTCGGTGAGACAACGTCCACATAACCGAAATCCATTGGACGGCCCACCACAGAGGACGCAGCCTTGTTCATGCCAGACCTCCGCGGATTCGCGCAGCTCTTCGGAATCGCTGCCAGGCTTGTACGTCACTGGTGCCTCCGATACTTCCGAGATTGAATCCACCAGCCGCCGAGAATGGCAGGTATGGTCAACAGCAGCACCACCACGTGAGCGGTGGTCATGCGACGGCCTCCTCAGACTTTTCCAGCCATGTGCGATACCGCTGCTCCAGCATCGGCCACACTGCATCAGAACCGCCCGCCAAGAACTGCCCCATAAACTCTTCTGCCTGTAGTCCCGAGCCGTCGTAGTAACACGGCTTACCGTCGAGATAGGGGCAGTCCTCTATCGGCGTGTGGGAGTCGTAGTGAGGTGTCGGTGAGTGAAACCCGATGTCGGCTCCCATCGGTTCGAACGGGTTGTAACTTCCCTGCCGATCCCACAACTCTGCGGCGACGAGCGGTAAGTGCATGCCGGTGAACACGAGGAATTGCACTGCGCCGAGTGGCCCCTTGAGCACAAAGCGGATTTCCATTCCGTGGATACCGTAGTTCTTATTCGGGTCGGGATGGCGCTTGTCGAACGCGCCGTGCATCTCCACGATCCGCTCGAACTTCTCGGCGCTCATTGTCCCCTCTTCTCTCGATAGGTCCGGACGATTCCTTCCACTGTGCGCCCCAAGGCATACCCTAAAAGTCCCGCGATGGCCCCCACGATCACCGACAGCGTGCAGCTAATCATTTGTCATCCTCCATCAGTTCACTGAACAGCCACGCCCAGCAGACCATGAGCACCAGCAGCCAGAGAAAGACGGTCACTCCGCCCACCAGGAGGAGAGTTTGTTGACCCGATGGCCACGGTTGTACAATTCAGTGGCCACACCTGCCACGTTTCGAGCCACCGATCCACCGTGAGTCTCCTTTGCCATTTTCGCCCGGCCGATAATGCGCGAGACTGATCCTTGTTTGGCGAGTTTTTCTGCTAGAAGTTTGCGGTCGATAGTGGTGTTATCCCGGAGAAACATCAGACCGAGCCCCTCAAGCACGTCGCCCGTGAATACCTCCGAAGCGGAGCCCCACGCCGCGATCAGCGTCCAAAGAGTGTCTCGCAGCGCCTTGGGGTTTCGCCCACTACCCTTTCCCCGATCTCCGAGATATGTCACCTGAACGGCCTTTATTGCCTGGATGTTCTTGTCGTTGTTCCCGCGCCCAATGGTCAGACCAAACTCAGAGACGATTTCGTGAATCGCTACCGCCAATTCCTCTTTCGCGTTGAGACGCTGGAGATAGAAATCCAGAAGTTCAGGGCGCCGCATCGTGTTTTTGTTCACGAAGAGCTTCGCCTCCTGCTCAAACGTGAGGCCGCGATGCACTAAGCACGGTGCGAGCTGATCCAGGTAGCCGAGCGTTTCGAGCATTGCCTTGCGGTGCTGGCCGTCCACGATGACGTAGCGACCATCTTTTCGCAGCGAGATTTCCAGCGCTCCGAGGGCGTCAGGGTCGAAGTTCGGGGCGGTGCGCTTGATCCAGTTCTGATTGAGAGGTCGCTGAATGCGCTCGTCCACCGTGAGACGCTTGAGGGGTAGCCACTCGACATGCGCCATATTGAGCGTGTTGGGCGTACGTGCGGCTGTCATGCAACCTCCTGAGTGATCTGAGAGCGGAACCGACGAAGGGAAGTCATCGCCCGCGTGATGACACCCAACCACTGCTTGAGCATCTCTGACGAGGGGGCGATGTCTTTCCCATGACTGTCTAAAACAGAGACGCCAGTCTCGACCTGCATGAGGGCGCGGTCGATCAACGCCTCACGAGGTTCATTCTTTTTGGGAGAGCGACGGACCCGCCCACCTGAGATGGCCGTTTTAGCTCTGTGTTTGGTTCCTTTGGCCTCCAGAACCTTCTTGAGCGCGGCAGGCTGATCGGCCTTCTCTGGCACCGCACTGATGATCTCCCGCGCCGCGTGAAGGCTCAGACTGCCCTTGCGGATGGCGTCCGTCACCTCGGGGGCCGCTTCTCGTTTGATCTTTTTGGCGCGGTCCACCGTCGTGGAGTGAACCCCGACTGCGTCGGCGGCTGCCTGGATAGAGATAGAGGAGGCAGTTATATCTGTCTCCTCTTTCTTCTGAAACTGATTGCTGCCGTGAACCAGGCCCGCCACCTCAGCCGCATACATTGCCCGTGAGGCCGGGGTGAGGTGGTTCCGCATCGTGTTCAGCGACAGGACGTAGCCCGGTAAGGCTGACTCCTCCATCTCCACCATCTCGGTCACCGGCTCCAACCCGGATTCAGTACAGGCGCGTAGTCGGTGCCGACCGTCAATCACTTGACCCTGCCAGAGTTTGATCGGCTGGCGCTGACCATTAGCGACGATGTCGGCCGCAAACTCTTTGAATTGTGCGTCCGGCATATCGGGTGACAGTGCGCAGAGTGGGTGAATAGGGAGAGTCATGCGGCACCCTGCGCGGCTAGATACCGCTCCACGGAATCGCTTTCCACGTACCAGCCATCCTCGCCCTTCGCTCCTTCTAGCGTGCCTCGGAGCAGCAAGGCATGAGTCTGGTGGTAGGTGAGCTTGAGCCGATGAGCCGCCTCGGAGACCCCGATCCGGCCACTCGGTTGCGGCGTTTCTTCGCCTATCTCGCGGTTAGATTCTGCCATATCTTTAGCCTATGTTCCTGTCATACATACGGTTAGGTGGCGACCTAACCCGGAGTTAGAAACAAACTTGCGCCAAACACACAAACACAGTACAATACCCGGAGAAAGATATCAAGTGGGCAAATCAAACCGGAAGGATCGGGAGCCTAACGTGGGGTTCGCTGACCGACTGAAAGAGGCAATGAAACGGAAAGGGGTAGGCGTGGCTGAGTTTGCTGGCCAGGTCCCGGTTGAGCCCAATTCAGTGAGCCGGTGGCGTGCGGGCTACGTCCCTGGCCCAGTCCATCTCGCACGGGTGGCGGCGCTGCTGGATGTCAGTACCGGCTATCTCAAGGAAGGGGCCGGTGAGCAACCCATTGAGTTCCCAGCGGGAATGACCCTTGGCAGTCAGACGCCAGTGTCCCCATCTGGCGAGGGGCAGGACCAATCGTTACCGTATCATCCCCCCGTCTCAACTCAAGCCACCGACCGACCCGACGGCATCCCACCGCTAGTCGAGCCGCTCATACCTGATTCGGCCGCCGAATGGACCGCCACTATCGTCGTTTACAAAGCCGCCCTCTCGTACCTGGACGATCTCACACGCTCCGGTTCCCCCGCCAACCCCAAAGACATCTACTTCTTTTTCAACCGCCTCGCCGTTGCGAGCCAACAGGACTCGGCCCGTGCCAAGTGTGTCCCCTCCAAACCGAACGGGGAGAAGCACGCGGGATGAGTCTCGCCCTGATCGGAAACGGTGAGCCCATGCACCCGCTGCTCGTCCGGGTTGCGAATGATGAACGGGTAAGCGTGGCGTCGGTCACGATCGCACAAGCCCTGCTCGGCACCACGCCGTGGGGTGCCGCATGGCAAGCCGTCGGTGCGTGCCTGCCCATCAACAGCCTTGAAGTGGAGTGCTTTCACCGCATCATTGACTCGGTGAACAGCCCCACCCGGCTCGCCGGCGCACTCCTGGCTTATATCCGGCACCTGGCCACCGTTGAGCATGAGACCGCATGCGCCCTCTACTTTGCCGAACTCGCCCGATCCTTCACCGAGGAGCCGTCGCCGGACCTGTTGATTGAGTTGGCTACCCTCTACCGGAAACAGGCCCGGTTTATTGAATCACAAGATGTCTGGTATGAAGTGGAACGGTTCGGCCGACAAACAGAGACACCGTGGCTGGTCGTTCGGGCGCATATCGGGCTGGGCATGGTCACATCAAAACTGGGGAACCTCAGTAAGGCACGGACCTACTTTGAATCCGCCGCCGCCGACAGCTACCACCTGTCCGAGCTGCGGGCAATGGCGCTCAACAACCTCGGCGATGTACTCTCCCACATGCACCCGCCCCTCTGGGTAGACGCGGCGCTCAAGTTCTACGACGCCGCCCACCTCCACACCGACAAAACCCTGCAATGGGATTGTTTCGCCAACCTCGCCATCTGTGCTGTCGGATGTCAGCACTACAAACTGGCCGACGCTGCCTTGCGGTTGGTGATTGGCTCCCCTCTGTCGCCGGGCTCGGAGTGCTGGGCCACCGTCACCAATGCGCTCATTGAACGGCTGGATACCTGCTCCGCCCTCCAGGACTGGGCGCAGGTCGAGTATATCAAAGACACGCTCCAGTGGCGTCTCAACAGGTTTGATGTGGACATGCAATGTGATTATCACTACCGACTCGGATTAGTAGAGTTACGCCGTGGCGAGAATCCTGCATCAGAATGGCGTCAGGCGTTAGACATTGCCTATGATCCCGGTCCTGGCAAAGGAATGCTGGGTGAGTGGGTGATGCGGATGGAGAAGCTGTTAGCGGTCCACCCCTCGCTTCCCGAGCCGAGAGAAGAACCCCGGCTCGAAAAGGTATGGGTAGACTTAGACATCCGAGCGATTCAGGCAGGAGTCTAGGCCGCGCTACAGGTCACGACACCGCCTTGTCCTTGGGTCTCGGTTTCGCCGGCATGGCACGGCCCGTTGTGCGGCAGGGCATGCTGATCGTCCAGCGACGGTTTGGGGTTCTCGGCTGTGGGTGAGGCACAGGCCAGCACCAACAGAGACAACAGAGCGATCTTTTTCATTACAGCCTCCTTCTAAAGGGAAACGAGAAATGACCATCCTTCGCTACATCACCGGACTCATTTGGCTCGCCCTCGTCGCGGCCGTCTTCGTTGCCGTCACGACAGAGGGACCCACCCCGATCCAGGCGTCAGGTGGTGGCCCCGGCCCCGATCCCCTCAACGTGCCGTGGAGTATCGTCGGGGCGCTCGGCGGACTCTTCCTCATTGTTGTGGCTGGCGTCGGCCCGTGGCTCCGAAGACACGATCGACCATGACCGGACCGATGCCTGAACCCCTGTACTGGATTCTCATGGGCGTCTTGGTGGGCGGCCTGATCGCCGTCCTCTGGTATCACTTCAAGCAGATCAAGTGATGCTACCGGACCGCAATCGCGAAGTCGTCTATCCGCATGACCTGCGATTGCACGAGCGTGCCACCCATTCCGCCCCACGTTGGGTTCCAGTCCACATGATGGAAAACCGGACTGCCCGCGGTAAACCGGATGTTGGTGACGTGTCCGGCTTGTACGCCGTCAATCCACCACTGAACTGTCCCGTTGGCGAGCCCGTTCGTGTTCGCTGTGGTGAGCACCTCCCAGCGCACCCACTGGCCTCGCGGAATGAAGAGACGGCTGTACAAGTTCCGACTGACCGGATCTTCGGCAACGCCTTGCAACCGCACTTGCGCTTGCAACAGCCCGGTCCCGCTGCCTTGCGCCGACAAGTACAACCGATTCCCCGGACTGACCCCCGGGTTGCCGATCCAGAAATGCAGCACCTTGTTGACGCCCGAGCCGTGCCCTTGCCAGTGCGGGTCGATGTACAGCCGGAACGAGACAAAGACGGTCGTTCCTTTACTGGGATGGCCCACCAGTACTGGTCCTCTACCCCCTTCATACCCCGCCGGGTAGAAGGCTTGGCAGACGGTTCCACCAGCATCGGAGACGATGCGCGCAGAGCCGTTTCGGTTGGTGAACCCGTCTTCATAAAGCTGGGAGCAGGTATGTGTGGCCACCAGCGTCACCCCAGCGGGCAGTGTCGGACCCGGGGGCGCAGGTTTGGGCACCAGCGAGTCTCGGCAGCAGAGCCGGAGGATGGTATCTTTGGTGACCAGGTAGGTGGTATCGTGCACCGTGGGGCCGATCGAGTCGCGGGAGAGCGACACGATGGAGTCATACCCCACCTTGACGGTATCCATCGACTGACCAGAGAGTGGTGAGGCCAGCAGCAAGAGCAGCGTGAGTACCTTCATTGGAGACCCCCCGTTATGAACGAGCGAAACGTTGAAGCCCTTCACCATTGCATAGTTGTGGCGCTGGGCCATGTCGGTGTTTCCTTTGTGGATGCTCAACCGTACCGCTATATCGCGGAGAAACTTGCCGCGCACGGATGTCTTGGCCCAGCATCGGTCGTGCTGACCGACCACGACAGAGCCGTGCTTGCGACAGAGCCGTACATTGACGACACCCGTATTGAGCGCATCGCCGCAGGTGTCTATCTGGACGGCGAAAAATCCGAAAGTCAAAAAGACCATCCTAACGCCAGCACCGGCCCGGTCCTCAACTCCCCACCAGACAGGGAGACACCGTAGCCGATGGCCGGGTGTAACAATGCGCCTTTTCTCCTCTGAAAATCATTATATTTCACCATGATTGGCGCATTCATTCAACTCAATTCTGACAGTCGTCGAGCAGGGAGCAACCCAGTCGGGTATGTGATCCAAGAGAATGGCTGTTGGCAGTGGGTCGGCTGTACATCCGCCGATGGCTATGGCTCCATCTACGTGAAGGAGTTATATCGCTCCTCACAGCACATGATCCCTGCTCACAGACATGTCTACGAGTTACACCGAGGACCGATTCCAGGCGGCCTAGACTTGGACCACCTCTGTCGCAATCGCGGCTGTGTGAATCCAGACCATCTTGAACCCGTGACAAACCGAGAGAACATTCTTCGGGGAGAATCCCCGATGGCGAAGTTTGCCCGACAGACACACTGTCCGAAATGCGGGGGCGAATACTCTCAGGGGAAAACGGGGCGTCGGTGTATTCCATGTGTAGCGGCCAATGAGCGGAAAACCAGACGTGAGTCACTGGCACACCACGCCGCAAAAATGCGAGCATGGCGAGCCCGCAACCTAGAGAAGGCGCGAGCCGCTGATAGAGAACGGTGGAAGCGGCGAAAGTCAAAACGTCCACGTCAGCCCCAACTGGATACCGTCGTGAATCTCCCTGTCCAGCCTTGACAATGTGACACCATACCCAAAGGACGGCTTAGGAAGTATCCGGGATAGAAACGACGGCCGCGCTTTCACGACCGCTCTCCCCGCGTCCCGGACAGCTTCAAGGGAGGCCCGGATTTGACGTTCAGCGCCGATGATGGAATCTTTCTGGGCCACGACCGCTTGACATGATTGGTCCGCCAGCGTGCAGGCATCGTAAGCCGCGAGGAGTGTATCGTATGCCACCACGAGGAGAGAGTCAGATGGAACAAGTGAATCGCTCAACGTTCGTTGTCCACCACAAGGACGGCGACCCTCGCAATAACGATCTCGCAAACCTTGAGATTCAGCGTGTAATCTGTTGGCCTCGCTACGTGCGGACACGGCGTCTTGTGCTTTCCTACTGGCCTCGGCCTCGGCCGCTGCGATCCGTGGTTGTAGGCTTCGCTGCACGGAATCGCTCACGTTGATCCGAATAGCCAGCGTATCTATCGCCACCGTCAGCCCGTCTTTGGGTTTCCCGCAGGAGTGGCCTACCCAAAAGAGCAGGGCACCGAGCACTCCGAGGACGAGGTAGTTAGTTTTCATCGTACAGACAGGAAAAGGCATAGAGAGGAACGCCGTGGGGAAGCGCCCATCCTCGGGCTAGGTACCCGCCCTGTCTGACTCAGCCTCTCAGAAATGGGGGGCTGTTTCACGCTGGCCCCGTCGAGCTGCCCGCCATGAACGGATCAACCGCACAGAGCCATCCCGCCGCCGCTGGTCTGATTTTGGTGTAGGCGTTTTGTTTCGCCGCCTCTGTCGCCGTGGGCGTCTTGCTCCCGCCGCCGCTGGCCCCAATCGTGAAAATGGTTTCCTGTAACACCAGCACGACTATCTCCACATGCCGAATCCCCTGACTCCCGTCCCAGAAGATCAGGCAGCCCGGACGCATCGCCTTCGGGTCCGTCAGTCGTGGCCGGTTCTTGAACGTCACATGTAAGAGGTTGTGCGCCGTCGTATCCAGGTTCCGGTCTACGATGCCCGCCGCTTTCAACCCTTCCAGCGCTAACCCTGAGCAGTCAAACCCGACAATCGGATCATCGCCCGCCCATATGTAAGGCTGGTTCAGTTGTCGTCGCCACACCTCCAGCGCGAGACTGCGCCGGTCAGAGATTTGTGACAGGCTCATTCCTCCCCCTCTTTCTTTCCGCCGCGCACTACCCGAGTCGCCGCTCCCGCAATGTCTTTGACAAAGGCCACCGTCAGCCGGTCCGCGTTCTTGGCGAGGTCACTGGCGATGATGTTGCCGCCGCGAATGGCTAGCACCACGCCCACCAAGCACAAGATCAACAGCACCCAATCAGTGTTGACCTTGAACACCGAGAGAGCAATCACACCGATCCCCATCACGATAAAGAGCATACCGGCAAACCCTCGCCGCACCTTGTCAGCCCACTTCTCTTCACCGCCATCCGACTTCACCACCTCCGCCTTGATGGGCTCAAGGACTTGGCTGGTGTTCGGCCCGATCACAAGAGCCCCCGGAGCAGATACACCACCACTAACGCATACGCCGTCACCCGCACCGCCTTCTCCACCGGTGGAGAGATGTAGGACAGCACCGCCAAGATCGCGGCGAGGACAAACAATGAGATCGTCATACCAACCCCCTGTGTGACGAATGAACTTGCGCCAACCCCCTACGCTTGCGATACTTGAGCATGGTACCTGTTATGACACCGACTCGCTTTCATCTCTTCGGAGACTGGTTCTGGGAGCCTCGCTTCCTGGCCTTCGACCTCAAGGTCTGGCGGCTCGTTCACGTCTGTCTCCGGTGCGGCCATCGGGAGGAGGTCTAAGCCCGCTCCTGCTCGAATCGCTCAATCCGGCGATGCAAGTTGTCTAGCTGCTTCTCGTGGTCCTCTTGGCTGCCCTTGAGTGCGCCGATCTCCAGGTTCATCACCAGCCGCCACTGCTCCACTTCGTCGTGCTTCCACTTCCGCAACGCGGTCACTTCTACCATCTGCGACTGCACCACGGCCATCGTGATTTGCGTGGTCTGAATTGTCCGCACCGCCCAGACCAGCAACCCGATCAGCACCGTGATCGTCGGCCCGGCGATCCAGAAGAGGGGCACCACTGGACCCGCGTTGACCGCGACTTGCGCGTTCGTCAAGAACGTCGCGAACGCCACTCCCCCGAGAGCGAGGATCGTCATGAGGTCGATCAGTATCCATCCCGAGTGTTGCACCGTGCTCACCTCATGGCCGTGAGTAGTTCAGGGGGTGCCGTCTTCGACTTCCACCGACCGATAGGCCACGGTCAGCCGCTTCGACTTCTCGCCGTTCCCATCGCTGTCCTCTACGATCTCGAATACCGTCTGCCCTACGTAGGCCGTCAGGTCTGTGGTAATCGAGGAGGATGTGATGGTGCCCGAGTAGGTGCCCGCCTCACCCACCAGTTCCGTGAGGGTGGCACTACATTCGCCAATGACTGCCCCGCTGGCGGTGAGCGAGATCCGCCCCGTCACGGTGTACCCGTCTGCCGCTTCCAGCACGTTGGAGGTGTTGTACTCCTTCGCCGTCCACTTGATGACGTAGGGGTTATCGAGATACAGGAAGTCGTCCATAGACACTCTCGCTAGAATCAGTTTCGGGTGACTGCCCCATGCCAGTAAGAACTTGGGGTGACTTGCCCACGCCAACACCAACGGGGCCGGTCGCCGGTACAGCATGGTGCCTGCGACCGCCAGCGTGACGGTGACATCCCCTGCAATGTCCGCATGGCGGGTAAAGTCCATCGTGCCCGCCACCGCCACCGTAACCACCACATCTCCGGCAATATCTGCGTGCCGGGTAAGGTCCATCGTCCCAGCCACCGTAAGGGTGACCGTGACGTCGCCGGTAATCGCGGCGGCTTCGCACCCCTCCCATGTGGTGGTCGCCCAGACACCGGGAGCCCAGACGCCCGTAGCCCAGACTTGCGCCATTGTTTAGGCAACCGCAATCGAGGGGGTGACACGGTACGTGTCGTTCTCGGCAATCGTGTACGGGGCGAGGGCATCGCCATCAACCTCAATCGCGAGGAGCCGCGGTGTCCCGCCCGCTGCCTTGGTGGCGATGAAGTAGCCGTACACCGCCCCGGTCCATCCGCCCGCGCCCCCGGTGAACGTTTGCTGTGCATACGTGCGGGTATCCGTAGACCCCGACCAGCTCGCGTCCGTCAGGGTGATGCGGGCATAGCCGGTCCCGGTCGGTTCGGTGATAGCCGCCAGATCGGTGGTCTCGTCCACCGAGGCGTTGGTGAATAACCCCAACTCCAGATCGGCGTCACGATCCGTCAAGATCCGCTTGCATACCAGATTGGCAATCAGCGCCTCGCCTTCGTCAGGAATGAACCCAGCCATGATCTCTTCTCCTACACGTTGAAGGGAGTCCCGGAACCGTCGCCTATAATCGTGACCGCGTTCACTTCCTCGACATCGGCTTTGATGTTCCCTGCCACCGTGAGCGCGGCCGGGAGCCGTGCCTGGATGTCTTGGGTGTCGGTCTCCACCGCGCCCACGGCTGTGGTGACTTCCGTGTGGGTCGGCGGATCATAGGCCACCAGTGCGTCGGTAGCTTCGCTCTCCACTTCCGCGTCCCACGCCGCGTTCCACGGGACTGCGGTCAACCCCGCGCCCGCTGCACCAATCACGGCCGTGTCCACCAAGATCGAGTCCACGATCCCGTCTACTGTGGCGAGGTTCGCGGCAGAGGCAAGCGCGGTGAGGCCAGCGCCGGCCGTTCCGATCTCCACCGTATCCACTAGGATGGCGTCTACCACGGTATCAATCGCGTCCAGCTTCGTGACCAGCGCCGCGTCAGTGATCGCGGTATCGCACTCTGTGTTGACTTGTGCCGTGGTCACGGTAGAGCGCGAAGAGATCGTTGCGTCCAGGTTGTCGATCTTCACTGCTCGGGCTTGGGTGTAGTCCGCCCCATCGGCCCGGCTGGACACATCCACATCCACCCGCGCCAGTTCCGTGGCCAGTTCCGTCCGTACCGCTGTAGCAATCGAGGCGGCGGTTTCGGCCGGTGATCCCGCATAGAGCCGGTAGGTCACCGTACCGGTCAGCGCCGGATCAAACGTCGCGACCGTGACCGCCGAGCCGACGTTGGAGGCGACGATACGCCCCTGACCCGCGCCCGTAGTGGCCGAGACGATTTCGAGGAACGCCCCCATCAGCGCGTCATCTTCAAATGAGCCCGCTACCGTGAGACCTGTTGCGGTCACACTGGAGGCGGTGCCTTCATCGAGGAGCTGGTTGGCCGCGCCGAAACTGCCCGCTGCGACATGGCCGGATCGCGCTTCGTCCCACACCGCATCCGCAACTTCCGCAGCAGTGGGAGGTGTCCCCGCGCCGCCCGCATCACTCAGGGCTTCGCCGGTTGATCCCGCACCAGCATGCCCGGCAATGGCTTCATCCCAGACAGCATCGGCAATTTCTGCCCCAGCGTCCGCCGCGAGGGAGGCCGCCGTGATGACGTTCGCCGCCAGCCCGTTGACTGTGGTGACTGCTGTAGCCGTCGCAACCGTGGTAACACTATCCACGGCACCCGAGGTCAACGCGATCTCTCCCGCTCCAGTGCCGTCCTTGATCGTGACCTTGGGATAACCGGCGGTATCCACCGCTGCCACCGCCGTGCCGCTCCAGTGGGTCACGTCCGCCCGCATGTCGCCAGCCTCTTCCGGGTAAAGCACGACCGGCACCGTCTTACCGCCCGTGCTCTTGACGATGATGGCTACCGTGTCTCCGTTCATCTCACCGGACGTGAGGTCGAGGTAGTACATCCCCGAAGCGGTGGCGATTTCCGTGGCCTCGTTGGTGCAGTCCGCGAACGTGCCAGCGTCAATGGACACCTCACTGTCCAGTGAGCCAGCCGCCGTGACGAGATCACCAGCCGCATCGAGGATCGGGAACGTGACCCGGTAGGCCACATTCTTTTGGGGGACCGGTCTGGCATCAGTTGAGGCCATTGCCTGCTCCTTTTACCAACGGTTCACGCCGGGGATCTTCCCCAAGCGGCTCATTCCAGGAATCCCTCGTGTCCTGCTGGCGATGGATGCACCGGGACCCGCAGGCACCCCTTGAAGCTCATACGCCACCATCCCCGACTCGTTGTTCCCATGCGTCACGGACGGGGTGTTATCCACGATGTCTAGCCGCCAAATGACGCGACTGCCACAAGCGGGGGAGGCGTGGTTCTGGCCCGTCGAGCTGGAGTAGCCCGCTTCAACGGAGGGGTTGACGTTCTGATTAACCGCGAAGAAGGCAATGACCGCGTTGCCCGCCGTCAGCGCACTATCGAACGCCACATTCCCGGTCGTGGTGACGTTCGTAGTGTTGTTTTGCGTCTTGGTCTGGACAAAGGCGTCGGCCCCCTGTGTGCCGGT